AGTTCAAACTCTGATGTGACGATCAGGGTCATTTAACGCCTTCCGTCAGGACGTACGTCGAGCGACGGGACACCCAACTGCCAGTTGACCCCAAGGCCATCTGAACTGACCTTGAACGCCATCTGCCGTCCACGGATGCGCGTGTAAACGATCTGGGTGAACTGCTGCACCGTGTAGTTGCGCTGGCCCTGATAGTTCTGCGTGCTGGTTACAGTGGGCGTACCTGCGGCGCTGTAGTTGGCACCAGGGTTCTGCCGTGGACGCAGGGTGAACGTGACCTGCGGGTTGTTGACGTACGACCCATCGAACGTGATGTCAGGGATCATGCGCCATGCAAAGCCGTAGTTGTGGCCATCACCGATGTCGAAGTCGGCAGACTGGATGAAGCAAGAGATCGGGCTGGGCGGGTTGGTGGTGCCGTCATCCACGCCGTTCTCATGGTAGAGCAACTGCCCGTTGTAAGTTGTGGCCGTGGGGAAGTCCCTCAAAGGCGTATCCAGCCACGCTGTGCGCGACAGATTGCCATACGACCAGATGCGCTCCAAGTGGTTGTAGATGACGTACCTGTCAACTACGGTTGAACCCGCCGAGCAGTAGAACCACCAGATTTCGTTGTAGCCCTCATTGGTGCCGCCGTAAATCTGATACTGCTGCTGGAGGTTGATGTCGCCAAATATGTACTGACGCAGGGGGCAGTACAAGGTCTCGACCCGGCCAGAGTACATGTAAAACTTATCCAGCCCCATCCAGTACGTGATGTTGGCTGCTGTGGCCACAGAGTTGGGGCCAGCGATTGAGATGTTGTAGCCCAAAACCTGAAAGCCCCAGATGTACGGGGGGCCAAGGTACTGCATGGAGTAGATGGCTGCGTCAGTCCAGACCAGAATCTCTTGTCGGGTTTGTTGGTGGGCAACGATGCTCGACCCCGTGGACAGGCGGTAGCTGCCAGCCTGATTGGTTGCAGCGGGGGTCCATGTAGCGTAGTCCTCTTGGTCAGACCAACGGATCAGCAGCGGGTCTTGGGTGGCCGAGCCATAATCATTGCAGCCAAAGGCAATCACAAACCGCGAAGCATCTGACACCGTGACGGAGTTGGAGACCGTGGGGCAGCCTGAGTCTGTCGTGTAAGGTGATGGGCTTGATGGCGACAGCAGGACTGCGCGGTCGTAAATCATTGGGTTAGCGTTTGGCTTCCACAGATACAACGCTCCGCCACGCGGGTTGAGGACCAAGTCTTGGCCGTAGTTGGTCTGACTCCACAGACGCAACTGAGCGCCCACACCAGAAGTTGCGGCTTGTCCCCAACCAGAAGCATTGCTGTATTGATTGACCACGGCACCTGAGTCATGCGCCACGGCGGTGCTGCCCACCCCGCGAGTGCAGCCTGTAAAGGTGGTGGATGTCTTGCCTGAGTATGTGATGTATTCACCACCAATACCGATGGCCCCTGAAGCAGCGAAGCCTGTCGTCGATACGACGGTGATGGTGGTGTCGCTGTTGTTTAAAGCACCGTTGAGTGTCGTTGATGCAGAAATAGTGGTCGTGCCACCCCAGCCTCCAGCGCCCCAACCAGTAAGCGTGGTAAAAATTTCTTGCCCAATTGAAATCTGATAGGCAAACGTGGCTGCGCCCGTGGTGCCTGAAGAAGTGGCAGGCGAAGAAACAGTGATGCTGTACGTCGAAGCATCAATGTATGTGATGCGAAACTCTTGGTTAAGCGCAGCCGCAGGGATGCCGTTAACAGCGCCCCCAACCCCGGAGATGGTTACAAAATCCCCGTTTGACGACCCATACCCTGGGTCATTGACGATAACCGTTGTAGAGCCGTTGGTTGTCGTAAACGCATTGGCGGCAATGACGCTGGTACTGCGCAGCGGCGTGATGTCGTAGAAATCGCCACCATTCGACTGCTGGATGTAGTATTTGAGGTGCGTCCCCAAACCCATCAGGTTGTAACCAGCCAGGGTGATCCAGTTCCACAGCGACCGGCACGTACCCCAGAACGAACCTGTTGGTGGCGCAAGACCGCCTTCTTGACTCCCGGTGTCCTTTACCCAGCCACCAAGCTTCTCGGGGTAGCCCGAACGAAACCGCACCTTGTCCATCTCAAACCAAGTGCCCTCATTGGCAAGGGTGGTTGACTCTCGATTGACGCCTGGGCGTAGTTGCAGTTTCTGAAGTGGCATGGTCGTCCTACGACAAGAAGAGGGCGCGTTCGTCTTTGCGGCGTTTATCCAGCCCTGGCAGCACTTTACCCCCACCCTTGTTCCAAAGCAAGAAAGCGTCTGCTGCGCCTTCCCAATCGCCCCGGTTTGCTTTCATGCGGATACTGCTGCGCTGGAGGTTGCCTAGCCCGAAATTAAAGGAAATACTGACCAGAGCGTCAAAGCGGCCTTGACTGCCAACACTGCCGGGCACAAGTCGAAAAACACCACGTTCAAAACTTGCGACATCCGCGTCGAAGAGATCGTTAATTTCCTGCTTAGACCAGACACGATTGTCCTCCGGTTTTAATGGGTACTCCCTGCGGATCATGGGGATGTCGGCCTGGGTCTTGCCTTCTGGCCGCATCATGGGCAGGCGAATCTGTTCTTGGTACAGCACATGGCCATAACCAATTGTCCAGATGTGCGCCGGACACAGGTACGGGCGGTTTCTAAACCCCTCGTACTTATGCATCAGATCAGCGCCGACCTTGCTCAGTTTCACTTCTTGCCCCAGGTCCGGGTTCCAAACCAAAAGCCGATGATCGCGCCCAACATCGACATTTCATCGGGGCTGAAGATGATGTCCGAGTACTTCAGAACGTCGTCCATACTCTTGATCATTCCAGGGTTTGTGTACAGGTAGTAACACAGGAACAGGTTGATCAGCACCAGCTCAATCACGAAGATGTACGTCACGGTCGGACGCACAGTGCCGACGTAACTGGCAACCCACTGGCTGGCCCTGTCCAACACTTTTTCGTCGTGTTTGAGAGCGGCTTCCGTCATCTGCGCTTCGGTCTGCATCATCACTTGGTCGGTGCGGATTTCTTCAATCTTCTGCTGGGCGGCGTACCCCTGAGCGGCCAGAGCCAACTCACGCTCATTTTGCATCCGGGCCAGGGCAAGCTCGTGCTTCTGGTCGGCCTTGTTTTGGAAGTACTCAAGCAGTTTGGGCAGCCCGGAAATAAGCAAACCGCCGAGGGTAGAGATGAGTGACAGCATTATCTTTTCTCCATTTTGGCTTCAATGATTGCAATCTTTTGGCGGTTGTACTGGATGTCGTCGCGGTTCTTTTGGATTTCCGCTGACAGGTCTTGACGCAGCCGCTCCCTGGCCAACTCGGCCCCGGTGTTGGTGGCCTGTTTGTTGTCGCTGGTCACCACAAGGCTGATCTTGCTGTTCAAGATGGTGACCTCATGGCTCAGGTTTGACAGCGCCGACATGAGATACACCACGCAGCTAAAAAGCAGCGGCAGGAGGGCAAACGCAATCTTTTCGATCAATGCACTCTTTGCGGTTTCTTCAGCCATTTTATTTCCCTTGCGCCGTGGCTTCCACGATGAACCAAACAGTTGCGCCGATAACGACAAACACCACCAACGCGCCGATCAAAATAATGAACAACTCGTCCAACTCCTGCTGCCGTTTCTTTGCGGCTTCCTTTTTACGCCTCGCCGCATGGGCTGCGTCTGCTTCCATCCTTTGCGCCCTGGCAGCAATTCTGGCCCAGACATCCATCTTGTTTGCCTGGAAAAACAGCATCTTGATCTGTTCCTCAAACTGCTTGGCCTGCTCAATGGCCATTTCCAGTTCAAGCGCCTTGCCTAAAGCGGACCCTTTGAACTCACCCTGCTGCGACTTTTGAACAACTTCGATGGCGTCGGCTTTGGCATCAAAATATTTACCCAGCACCGGCCCGAGCGAGGTGACATCATCAACCGTCGCGGCAACCTTTTTTACAAGCTCAACCGCTGACGATATTGCAGCAAGGGCGGTGATCGGGTCGATCATGATGCGCGTTGGGCCTGATGCCCAGACGAAAAAAAATTTACCAGTGCAATGCGGCTGGCTTCCTCAAGAACATCGTCTAATACAATCAACATTTTGTATATACCAAAGCAAAAGTTAATCTGTAAAACGAGGCAATATATGATTGAGGGCGGATTGTATGAGGTATCTTTGCGTCAAATGCAATTATTCTGCCGGGGGTATATGCGCTGGCAAACCTGATATTTTTACCAGCCTCATCATAGAACAGCGTTTCCCCATGCCAGCCATCTTGCCAGTCTAGATTTACGTAGTACAAAACAACTTTATCCTCTGGGTGCGTATGAATAAAATTAACATCCGCAGGTGTGGATAAATTTAAAACAGCTTTGCTAAGCGTATGCCCGACGAGCTCTTGCCCGACCGGGGTTTGCTGTAGCCGCTCTATGTATTCAAGCGACTTTAAATCATCTTCAGAAAAAGCAGAGTGTAAAAACTCATATCCTTTTTTCTCTGGCGTAACACTGTCTGCCCAACCAATTTTAAAAAACGAGTTTCTCATAAACTGATAAACCCATGAACGATACGACATGTCAAACACGCTATCGTACAGCCGCAGCTTGCGTCCGTTGTCAACTTCAGCTTCAATAATTGTTTGGTTTTGCAGCATTTGAATTGGTTATTTTTTGGTGTACGACCGTGTTTTACTCGACTACAATCTGAACATACTCATCGCAAAAGATACGGCAGCAAGGGCGCTTATCGGGTCGATCATGGTATTGGTATGAGCGCATATTCTCGCAGCAACTGGCTGCGAAGTGTTGCAGCATCTGCTTTAAAAAACGGTTGTGGCAGGGCAGCCATATTCTCAGCGGTCACGACTTTCTTCGCGGCTTGTGCGACCTTGCCATTCTCATTTCCGGCTTTGACAAACAAAGCAGTCCAAGAGAAATCAGGAACACCCGTTTGATCAAGCCGCCCCAGCGAACGCAGGTGGCCACTTTGAACCAAGGCCGCCGCAGAACTGGTTGCGCCTCCAAATGCGTAGTCCAGAATGCCAGACGACAGGTCTGTGTACAGTTGGGTTATCTGCTTGTAATTTATTTGCTGCGTGTTGGTGCCGATGGTCTTGTCCAAAATGTGCATGGACGCATTCGCCGACGGGTGTGCAGTACCGCCCTTGAGGCCGTTGTTGGCCTTGGAAAGAGCCACCAGCCCCGCCACATCCTTGACCGGAGACTTGGCAGGCACCAAGATGTTCATCGGCGCATGGGTCAACCCAACGACCGGCACGAACTCGCTGATGGGGTCAAAGTCTTTTTGCGGCAGCGTTTTGGCCACAAAAGGAACGGCGAAGCTGCCGATCAAGATGTGATCCCCGCTGAGTTGGTTGAAGGCCCGGAATCCGACAACACCGTTCCCGCCTGGGGCGTTTGTCACGACTACGTCCACCCCAAGCTCTTTGGCCAGCAGCGGCTGGAGAAACCTTGCCGCTTGATCCGACAGGGAGCCTGGGCCCGATGTGGTGACGATGGTCAGCGTTGACGCAAACACATTGGTCGAGATCAAAGCCAACGCCAACAGAAACCGCTTCACAGTGCAGCCTCCATCGCGTCAAACTTTGCGTTGACTTCGGCCTCGGTTGCACCCACGCCGTTGACCCGGATGAAATCTCCGCCCTTGTCTTTTGCGTCCGTGCGAGGCAGCAAACCAAACGATTCAATCAACCGCCGCTTGCTTCTCGGGATTGGAGAGCCCCAGTACGAACGATTGACGAACACTGCCGGGGCTACGTCTGGGATGGGCAAGCCAACCATGTGAGCCAGGGCCGCATCAAGGCACGGGTACTTGTTCGCCAGACCCTGCGTGTAAACCTGCGGGGCCCGTGGGTTCCAGTCGATTGCGCACCATACGCCTTGGTAGGACAAGAACTGAATGTCGTGCAGGCCGCCAGTGATGTTGAGCCGCTTGCAGGCGGCGGTTATCTGCTCACAGACGCCGACATACTCATCCGGCGTTGCCATGCGCAGTTCCGCAGGCTTCTTGGTGTCCAGATGCTTGTGCCGTTGGGCGGCGATCACATGGATGTCGCCAGACCTTCCCACAGAAAAATGGATGTCCAAATCTTCCACTGGAAAGCCCAGATGCGGCTGATGCACCCACCCGCCCGTGGCGGAGTTGCGGGGCTTTGCAAGCGTGCCCGAGGGGGCGTCTTCCGGCCTCTCAATGACAACCGTGGGCAACGTGGCCAAGCCCGTCTCGTGAAGACGATCACGATTCAGGATTTTTTCCAGGGACGACGCCGGCATGTATGCCGGGTGCCCACCCACGCTGACTGCCGTGTGATCGGAGACAAGCAGAACCGAATCTGCCCCGTCTTTGAAAGGCGTTACCCCGATCCCCAGCCTGTCGAGCGTGGGCTTATACGCCGCAAGACCAATCCTTTGGTCTGCAAGTGGCATATAAACATTTACTGCGGCCATGTAATTGCCTCGACAGCTTCAATGGTCGTAGCGGCCTTCACGAGGGCGACCAATTGTTCTTCCGTGGTGAAGCAACTTTGAACGTGCGCCGTTACCGCCTGAACCACGGCAGCCATCTCGGTTGCATCCAAGTCCAGCCATGTCTCGTTCAGCGCTTTCCAGCTTACCGTTTGGACGGCACCACTTTGCAGCGCAAGATTGGCATTGTTCAGCGCCGCCTGAGAGCCTCTGTCGGTCGTGATCGTCGCGTTGTAAATCTGAACACCCGCCACTTCCGCCCTCCACCTGTCGTTTGCAAGCTCAGCCATCTTGTTTGCTTTTGCAATCTCAAGCGTGATGGGCACGGGCTTATTCATCGTGCCGGACGAACCGACGGCAACCGCGATGGTGTGCTCATCTTGCTCAATCCAGTACGCGATGGGCGCGTACATTTGCACGATTGCTTCCAACGTCTCACCAACATAAGGCAGCCGGGTGCCAATATGCATGGTTTGACGGCCAGCGGAGGTGTAAACAATCTCCATAGAATGCGCCGCTTGGTCAACGGCGATGACGTTGTATGTGTACTCAATGCTCATGTGATACTCCCAAGACGGGTGCCAAAGGCAACCCATGTGATATTTGAATTTCCTGTGATTGCGCCGCCGCCTGAGCCGCCGGAATAGGGGCCTGGACGAGTATTGCTTGTTAGACCTGAAGTGTTTCCGCCAGTGCTACCAGCAGAGCCCCAGCCACCCCCTGCGCCGCCTGCTCCACCTGTTACGCTTACAATCCCCACGCCCCCTGCTCCACCGCCCCCTGCTGCTGAAGATGTGCCAGAAGAACCGGCGCTTCCAGGGTATGAAGAGTCTTGCCCAGTAGCAGGCCCCCCTGCTCCGCCAGAAGAATTTGCAGCAACACCTGATCTACCGCCGCCACCACCACCGCCCCCAACGCAGGCAAGGCGACTATCTTTATTACCGTCCACATAGGTGTAAATGCCGGTTCGGCCTCCTCCGCCCCCACCCCCACCACCGCCTATAGTGTTGTTATTGGTGATGCTAACCGCGACTGATACAGACAAAGCCAACCCACCAGCAGCACCAGCGGAACCAGCAACACTTGAGCTACCGCTACCACCAGAACCAGCACCGCCGTTACCGCCCATGCCAATGATGAAACCGCCGTTAATTAAGTCCACCCCGCTGGGGAACGACCCATTAATAGTTAAACCAGGCGTGCCAGTGCTATTGCTTGAGCAGTAAACACCGCTGGCAATAGTGGCGATGACTTTGCTCGACTGATTCCACCCAGCATTTACAGCCAGCGTACGGAGGTTGGCGTTGGTCTGGTTTGACGAGATTGTGAATGAGAATGTGTTGGACTTGCCATAAGCATCATTCAAAGAAATGGCACCGCTGGCCTTGCCCAATAGTGCACGAACAGCGGCATCATTTAAACTGATTTGTGCCGTGCCACTATAACCAAGCTCCACGTTAATGGATTGGTTCAAACCACTTGTAGTGGCCGTACCCCCAAGGGAGATTGGCCCGGAAGATACCATTGTCATGGTTTATTACCTCACGGCGTTCCGTATGCGGTCACGTTGGCCACCATTATGAAGTTGCCAGACGAGTCTATTGAGCCAATTGTTGTCGCGCCATACTTAAATACCAGCTTGCCTCCAGACTCTTCAACAGTAAAGTTGGTAGTGGCTAACTTGGTGGCGTTCGTTGCATTCGTCGCGTTCGTTGCATTCGTTGCGTTCGTTGCGTTTGTCACAGCCGTGGCCCCAATGGCTGCAACGATGTCTGCTGCCGAGGCGACAGAAAGCGCCGACGTACCATTACCGCGCAATATCCCGCCGTTGGTAAACGATGAAGCTCCAGTGCCTCCGTCAGCTACGGCAAGGTCGGTTGCAAGCGTTAGGCTGGATAGGTGATTGTTCTGAAACGCAAAGTTGGTTCCATCCGACCAGACTGTCACGGTTTTGCCTGCCGGGATTGCCACTCCAGCGCCAGCAGCCGTTGTGTTGCCAAGCACCGTCGAATTGTAGATGGTTGCTGTATAGGCACTGGCGTTGTAGATGACGTAGGTCTTTTCTGCCGGGGGTGCATACACCGCGAAGTTGGCACCCGTCGAGGTGGTCAGAGCAATCGCCATGTGCCGCGCTTCATCCGGAGCGCCATTTGCGGCCGTAAACGCCTGATTGGCAGCAATCACAGATACAGAGATGTACCCGGCAATCGACGACTCGATCAACGTGCCGAGGTTGGTGTTGGTTGTGTTGCCCCACGTACCGGCTTGATCACCCGTGGTGATAAGCTCAATTCGCAGGCTGGGGGAGTAGGTGGACATAGATGTTCCTCACTGGGAATTGTTGATATTCTGCCAGTTTGCGTTTTGAGCGGTAACTATTTTTATCCACCCACCCAGCCCGAAGCTGTCGGCCAGGACCGCGTTCTCAGACACGGCCACATTGAACCCGGCCTGCACAGTGCGGATGTCGTTGGCGTTCAGGTTCTCGATGACACTGCCAATAAACCCAGCCACAATGGTCTCGACAGATGCCGCCCCAAAGTTTTCAACGACGGTGTCCACAAAGACGTTAACAATTGCAGCGGCGTCCTCAACCGTCATCCCCTCTGTCACAGCCTGGGCGAACTGAGCGGCGATGGCCTGAATGTCGTTCATCGTCATAGCCTCAGACAAGGACTGAGCAAACTGGGCGGTGATTACAGGGGTGTCATTGAGGTTGGCGTTTTCAATGATGGATTGCCCAAAGTTGGACTGCTGAACACTGGCATCGGCCACCTCCAAAATGTCTTCGGTGCGGGTCTGGCCAAAGGCAAAGAAGACGTTCTGGGTATCGGCAAGGTCTGCGTTCTCAGTGACAGATTGGGCAAACTGAGCCGAGATGGCAATGACATCTGCCGGGTTGGAGTTCTCGCTGATGGATTGCAGAAACGTCGAGGCTTGGGTGCTGGCGTCGTCGGCTGTAAACGGCTCATTGATGGTGGCAATAAACAGCGCGTTGCCTGTGATCTCAATGTCGTTCTCAGTGATGACCTCAGTGATGGATTGCAAAAAGGCAGAAACCTGAGTACTGGCGTCGGCCAAAACAATATCTTCAGTAATAGCAAAAGAAAAACTTCCCCCCGCAAGAGACGCAAACGGGGTTTGGGCGAAGTTAGATATTCCAAACACGTTGCGTCTTACCCAAGCAGGGCTTTCTTAATTTCAGCGACTTCCGCCCGCAACTCTTTGATGGCCTCAATTACCAGCGGCAAAGCACGCTCGTACCGCACAGTCAAATATTTATCGTCAATTGGGGCAGGGGCAACAATTTCTGGCATTACAGCCTGCACGGCTTGCGCCGAAACACCCACCTCACGCTTAGCCTCGTATCCCAAAGCCTGCGCTGTTTCGTTGGCCTCATAGTAAAAACCATCAAGGCTGCACAGCTTGTCCAGAGCATTCTCGATCTTGCCGAGTTTTTTCTTGAGACGGTCGTCGGAGTAATAAGCTGTGACGTTGTTAGTCGCCCGAATTTCACCCGTTGTCCCAGATGCCGCCGTGCCTACACCAAAAGAACCAAACTGAACGCTGGCGCTTGTGTTAATACTCTGTGGAGTAGAAAGCGTCACACCGCCAGTAGAAGCAGACGCGGTAATCTGGTTGGCGGTGCCAGTAATGGAAGTGACGCCGCTATTTGTAATAGTTACTGCGCCCGTAGCGCCGCTCACACTAATGCCGGTGCCTGCAACGGCACTTGTCACGCCCGTGTTATTGATGGTCAGCGTGCCAGAGCCAGTCGTTGTGCTGATACCTGTGCTGGTACCCAGTGTTGCAACGGCAAAATTGGTGCCGTTGCCAATCAACAGTTGGCCGTTTGTGGGAGTGGCTGTAGCGCCCGTACCGCCCGCCGCAGCAGGCAAAGTGCCAGCGGTCAGTGCCGAGGCGCTGGTTGAGTACAGGGCGTAGTTTGCCGCCGTGAACGTGGTCAGGCCGGTGCCGCCGTACCCTGGCTGGATTGTGCCGCCTTGCCAAGTGCCACCGGAGATGACCGCCGAGCCAAGATTGAAGGCGTTTGTGCCAAACGTCACGCCCTCCGGCAGATAAGCGTGGAGGTCCCAAGTGCCGCCCGTCGTGCCGTTGTTCGTCAAAAACACCGCGCCTGCACCACCCGAGGGGATGGTGCCAATTGTGGCAGTGGCGTAGTCCGTGATGGTCAGGGTGCCCGTGGCAAGGTTGTTGAACACAAACGCCACACCCGTTGTCAGAGTAGTGGCGTCAGGCAGTGCATACGTCTGCCCACCCGTCCCAACAAGGGTTTGAATGTAGCTGGATGCCGCCGTCAGGGCTGTGGTTCCCCCTGCTGCGGTTGTGTTGGTGTTGGCCTGATTGACCCGGTTGACCGTGATGTTGGAGTTGGCATCGCGCAGCACCACCGAGTTGGCCCCGGAGGAGGATGTAACCCCCGTACCACCATACGCCACAGCAATAGTTGATCCCTGCCATGTGCCAGAAGCCACCGTGCCCAGGGCGGAGACGTTACCGCTTCCATCCAGATTGACCGACCGCCCGGACGGGTAGGTCACAAAGACGTTGACCGCGCCCGAGAAGGTTACAGCGTTGTTGGAGTTGCTCGACGCATAAATCGTCGTGCGCGTCAGTGTGGGGCCCGTGGTCGAATACGTGCCAAGACCCACCTCCCAGTTACCCGACCCGTCAGTGGCAGAGTAGTAGGTGGTGTTGGTATCGCCAATAACCGCAAACGTCTGAAACCCGGCGACTGCCCCCGTAAGCGTGAAACTTACAGTCGTATTCGCCGTGGCCGATTCTTGGACACGGTTTGCAAGGACCAGAGCCATTTAAGACTCCTTATCAAGATGTTGCGGTGGTGCTGTAGGTAACAGAAACAGTGTCGCCTGCGGTCGTGACCTTGGCAGTGGCAAATGCGCCTGCGCTGTACAGCGTACCAGAGGTATTGCCTTGAGTCGAAGATGCGCCAGAGCCGGTCACCAAGAAACAGCCACCCACCGTGCCACCGCCACCCGTGATGGTGTAGGTAATGGCGGAAGCAGTCTTGGTCGTCACGTTGGTGGGCGTGGTGCCAGTCGATGATGCTGCGCTAAACGATGCCGTGCCACGAACAGCCGAACCGCCCACGGTGTAGTTGGTGAACTCCGTCCAGCCGCCGTGCGAAGCCATCGTGTCTGCCGCAGCAAAGGTCGGGCTTGCGCCAGAAATCAAGCCCAGGAACGGACCAACGGTGGTGTAAGAAGTGCCAGACAGCAGCGTGTCAAGCATGAGTTCTTTGCCAACCGCGTTGACCAGATTGGGGAACTGCTCTTCCCACTTGATGTTGCCATCGGCATCGCGGCAGACCACATGGTAGTGGCCCTCAATACCAACAGACTCTGCGCCAGCCACATTGGACCGCATAGTCACTTCAGCGTGGTCACCAAAGTTGGAAAACTCTTTTTGCATGATAACTCCTTAAACAAGTCGAATTAAAGCAGAAGTTGCAGTGTTGACGGGCATCTGCACGGTGAAAGTGGTGGTTGAGGTTTTGTCAGACCCAAAGTCCAACACGCACACAGCGCCGTTGTCACCCGGCGTGTAGATCAATGCACCACGCGCTGTAATCGCCCCCGTCCATGCTGGAGAGGAGAAGTTGACGTACGTGATGCTGCCGCTGGCTGTGTCTTGGCTTGCGATGGTGGCGGTCACAACCTGACCTCCAGCGACATAGTTGCCACCAGAGGCTTCGCCCGTCACAGTGTACGCTGTGGTGGTCTGATCCAGCGTGGCTGAGTTGGTGTACAGCGCCAGATAGAACGTGTCCGAGGCGAAGTTGATCGTGCCGTTGGCAAGCCCAGACCGCAGCGTGTTGCAAGAATAATTGCCTGCGAACGCCATCAAGCCACCCCGTTATTCTGCGGCAGCGGGGCTGCGCGGTACTGACCCGACCTGTAGGCATCGCTGCGCTCAAGTCCATCACCCAGACGTTTGGCCAGAGCAAGAGCTTCTTTGTACTTGCCGTCGTACAAGGCCATCATGTCGTTCTCGCCCTTCATGAACGTGTAAGCCTCCACCAGGGAGCCGTACAACAACACCGTGTCAAAGTTGTCGCCCAGCCAAGTCTGGCCATCAGCGGCAACCGTGATTGACTCAGGGTAATAGTAGTAATGCAACTCGACATCATAGGCCGCATCAGGTGTCGGGCCGAGGATAAAGCTCAACTCGTCAGAGATGGTTGCGCTAGAAACTGTTGGCCCAAACAGCGCATAGTACTTGGGCGTCCCAGTGTCGTTTGGCGACGGGTATGCCTGCCGGATGAAGTTCACATCCTTGTTGAGCAGGTACTCGTACGACCCCGTGTTGAGGTTGCCGCCCGTCACGCCCGTGATGACCGCCAGCGAATAGACCGACAGGAAATCATTTGGACACGACAGGTACTTGTTGCTGGCAGACACAGAGCCCGTGACGTTCTTGCGTAAAGACGGAAACTGGACCGAGTTGTAAATGCGCTGCTCTGCCTGTTGAACAAAGACAGGGATATTCGCCACGAACTCCGTTTCGTAGTTCTGGGTGTAGTCCTGAATTGCAGCAGACAGGGCAGCGTAGTTCATGCCATCGGACCCCTAGCCATCACACCTTTAGTTGCGCAACCCGTGCCACGGATTTTGATACCGCTGGTTTTTACGCCGGGGTAGTCATTGCTGTGGTTGTTTGCCACGGACTGATTTATATTCTTCAGATGCTCCTTGTTGTTGGAGACACCTGCCGGCTGAATCGGTGCAGGTTTTGGAGATTGATACGTTGCCATATTAACCTCCCTTGCGGCCAGGGCTACGCTGGTTCATGACCTTGGCCATGTTGCGCCCATACTTAAGCATGTCGGCATTGGTCTTGCCGCCAGCTTTCATCTTGGTCAGAGGTTTGCCAGGGTGCATGGCTTTCTCGTGTTTATGCACAGCCTTCTTTGCGTCCATCATAATCGACTCCTTATGTCGTTGCAACCGTAATTGTGCCCAAATTTACCGTCAGCACCAAGTTGTTTGGTGTCAAAGCAGCATCAAAAAAACTCGATCCGCCAACCGGATTCCAGCCCCACTGAAAAATACGGCTACCGCCTGTGGCCGTTCCGTCTTCATCCGGGTCCGTACCGCTAATGTTTGAAATCTGCAGACCGTTGTTGCCGCCCAACCGATACGTGATGTCCGGCCTTGGGTTGCGCACAGCCTGCGGGTCTTCCACAGGATACATGCCCAACTGAAGCTGCGGATGGTCGGGGTCCCAGCAAGCCGGGCACACCAACATGTTCACGTTCTTCGTCTTGAGCGTGTATGTCTTAAGCTCTTTGAGCTTAAAGCGAAAGTTGCAGCGGTCACACTGCGCAATCGCAAACTTGCCGGACGAAAAACGATTGGGCATTAGAACGCCCCAGCGATGTACTGCCTGCGCGGCACAAACCGCACAGCTGCTTTTTCGTGATCTTCCTGCGAAGCCAAGTCCCAAGCCTCGTCATACTGCTGCTTGAGTACCGGCAACCGCTCCATCGCACCGGGAACCTTGAGCGCCATATAGTACGACAGTCCCGCCGTCATGCAGGGGATAAACCGAAACGGCACATCCATCACGTTGACACCGCCACCGGCATCCTGCACCCGACGCATGCGCCAGTACACAAACTGGTACGTGGGGTTGCCCACAGTGCCTTGATCCGGCGTTGGCCAGACAGTAACACGGGGAATGTTGTTGACGTACACCGCAGTGCCAACAGACGGGGTAATCTGGCTAGTGCCGTTTTGTGCCCGGAACACGCCGCCAATCTGAGTGCTATTGTTGATCCAGCCGTAATAGATGGTCTCGGCACCGATGTTCAAATACCCAGTGGTAGGCAGTCCCACGGTTGACGAAAGCGTGATTGTCTGTGCCCCGGTATTGGCACTTTGATAAGTGTATCCAGTAGGAGACACTTGGCCGTCCAACCGTTGAATCCAAACTTGGATAGGACGGGCTTGCGTCAGTTTATTAGGGATCGTCGCGTAGGTAGAAACACTGATACGCGTGATCGTCAGATCGGCTTGATTGGACTGCTGATTTGGCTGAGTGCGAATAACATGCTCTAGCAGATCCACCGTGTCATTTGGCAACGTGTAAGTATTGAGCCCTTGGATAAGCGGGATAGTGCCCTGCTCAAAGGTCCACATGTTGATGCCGCGGTTTGCCCAGTCAGCAAACATCAGATTTAGAGACCGGCGAGCCGTCTTTAGATCATAGCCGGTACGCAACTCCGAGCCCACGCGCTCAAACGCTTCCTCAACAATCTCAGTCAAATCGAGGTTGAAACCTGCTGCGCCTGATGTGGTGGCCATTACCTATACCTCGCCGTCTTCGCCGCCACCTTAGGTGGTTGCTTTACAAATTGTTTTCCAGCCTTCTTGCCCGCCCGCTTGGCACGGGTCGTGGCAGCATACTCAGCGGGAGTCAACGCCTTGATGGCGTTCTCAGGCAAATATCGCTCCCCCGTCTTAGAAGACGGTTTGCCAGACTTGGTACGCCACTTCTGGGCACCCCAGTCTTTAAGCGACTGCTGCGGGTCTTTCACTTATACCCACCCCCACGGGCCTTGTACTGCTTGGCCAGAAGCTGTGCCTTGCGGGCGCTCCATTGCCCTGCGCCTGTGCCCTGCACCGCACGGGACTTGATTGACTCAAACAGCGACTTGCGCATACCCGGCTTGGTGTAGACGCCAGCCTGATTGACCTTGGACTTAGTCTGGCCGCCAGCCGCGTACTGATCAAAGTCAGTATCATCTCTACGGGCCTTGCGTTTCGGCCCGGGCATCTTGCTGGGGTTAATGGCCCCCATACCACGGCTGGCCATCATGGTTACACCATCTTCCCGCGAGTTTTGCCGCGCTGGGCAATACCATCTGCGCGACGGGATGCGCTTACCACGCCGCCCTTTTTGAAAAATTGACCCAGATCACCGGCAGGAATTTGATCTTTTGCTTCACCCCGGTTCAGGGATGGAGAGGCATATTCGCCAGACGCGGAAGCTTCTTGCAGACGTTTGTAGGCATTAGCCGGACCTTGCCCGAACGACCTGCTTCCGGCCATAAATTCGTCGTCCCTGATGTCTTGGAGTCTATTCCTTACAGCAGGGCGTGGGGCAGGGCTGGAAGCGGCTGGCGCAGCAGCAGGCGCTGGCTCTTCATCCCTTCTGAGTGGCGGCCCCAAATCTATAGTCGTTGGGTTTGCAAGCTCATGGGCAACATATGCCGCGCCCAAGCCACCAAGGACTTTAGCTGCCTTGACGAGCTTTTTCTTCCTCGACATGGTTACACCATCTTGCCACGGGTGTGGCCCTTGGTAATGCAGCCATCGGCGCGAGTGACACCACCCTTGGCTTTCTTTTCTTCCGTGCTGGTGAGCGACTGGTTGTAAGCCCGCTCCAGCTTGGGGGCCATTTTCCTGTCTTTGGCTTCTTGAAGCATTTCTGCTTCGCCCACAGAAAGAGCTTTGGCCGGGGCAGGTTTAGGCTTGTCAGCGGGAGCAGGGGCAGTGTTTGTCAAAGACTGGTTGTATGCCCTCTCCAACTTTGGAGCGGCTTTTTTGTCTTTGGCCTCTTGCAGCATCTCTGCTTCGCCAACAGTCATCCTTCTGGGGCTTGTGGCCATAGTGTCACCTCAGTACATTTTGCACTTGGTTTTGCCACGCTGGGCAATACCATCTGCGCGTTTAGAAGCGGTGGACACTTTATCAGAAGCCATTTTCTTTGGACTGGCTTTAACTGCACCGCCTTCTTTAAATCGAGAGGTGTTAAACCCCCGGCCACGTCTTGCCAACTGTTCTTGTTGGCGGCGGTATGCTTCTAACTCTCGTGCAGTAGCGCCGCCTGTCCCCGTGCTACGGGGCCCAACAGTAGGAGCACGATTTTTACCGCGTGCCCGATTAGCTTCAGCTGCCCGTTGACGTTCCAGTGCAGCCATGTCTGCTGCGGTTGCGCCACCTGTTCCACCGCTTCGAGGCCCAATAACAGGAGCACGGTTTTCAAACATCGCATCTGCGGCAGCATTAGCCTTACGTTGAGAATCGTCAGCAACAAAAGCGGGGCGTGGACGAGAACCGGCAGCCGCAGCAGCAGCTGCGGGCACAACAGCTGCGGGCACAACAGGACCCATCTTGCTTTGATCTGCAGCCTCTATGCCTTCTGACCGTCCCATTCCGCCGGTATCAGCAAGTGGAAGTGTTCTTCCTGCCCTTGGGAAATCCTCGTCAGGAGATGCCAAAGCTTCGCGTGCTGTTGCCGGTGCTGCTGCAGACGCAGCTGAAGGCGCTGCTGCAGACGCAGCTGAAGGCGCACGGGGCATTTCGGGTGGACGGTCAGTCCCACGATACTCTACAGGAGCAAGTGCTTCACCCGGTTTTTTGTAAAGACCCCTGCTCGCCATGACACCCAACGCGCCCAGCGCAGCGAGGCCAGCTAAATTACGAGAACGTCGAGCCATGATGGCCTCCTATTAGCAGGCGTAGCCGCCCTTTTTCATACCAAGGGGCTTGCTGCCAGCCATTTTGACCTGCGTACCTTTGGTCTTGCCCTTGGCAGCCATGCCGTCACGGCTTGGAGCAGCAGTCTTGACAACACCCATTTTGGCTTTGGTGATACCACCGTTGGCCATTTTCTTCATGCTTTTCATCTCTGACTCCTCGTGCTTGATCATAGATTTTGGAGCGCCGGCTTTTTTCATAAAGCCAATTTCTTTCTTAACCATTGCCTTGGATTCTTTCATGTCACCACCTCTTGCAAAAAGTTCTTGTTTGCCTTGATTGGTTTTGGGTTTATTGATAGCCTGTTTATTTGGTTGGCTTTCACTAGATCCAAACCGCCTTCCCTTGTCTGCCTTCATAAACTCCTTGCCGACAGACTGGGGGATTCCTACACGCTTAGCAGCAGCAGGGTCATTGGCCACCATAGCCATCAAGTTGTGTTGTTTCTTGCTAACCGAGGGCACTGCGCTGCTCCTTCATAAAGTCATCAATTTTTTTCTCAAGCCGATCTATCCGATCTAAAACGCGATTGATGTCGTTATGCACCTCTGACTTGGTGACATACTCCTTCGCAATCTCTTCTCGGGTGCGGTTGAGAAGAATCTGAATGCGCTTCATCTCGTCCGTGGACATCTTCACCCAGAACAAAATCAGGGCGGAGACGAGGGAGAGCGCAGCGTTCCACAGCGTTACATCCATTTCAGCAGTTCCACGCCCTCAGGCTTTTGTTGATACGGCTGTTTGGGTCCTTCTTGGCTTTCTCGCCGGTCATTTTGGCCTTCATCCCAGACATCCTGGCACAGAAGGAGTCGCGGCGTGCTCCGCCTTGGGGCTGCGGGGGCTTGAGCCCCGGCTTGCCCGGATTGGCTTTGTTGTAGGAGGCACGCCCCTTGGCGTTGAGTCCGCCCTTGGGGTTCTTGCCTTCCTTGCGCTGCCATGCTGCGGTCTTAGCCATTTGCGACTTTCAACTTGGACTTGCGGATTTCTTCAAGCAACGGCACCACCACTTCTTGGCGGAAATCGTTTGTGAACTCTTCTGTGCCAATATGCGGCAAACTGATCTCAACGTCAATCCAGACCTTGAAACCCTCTGCACGCGCCTTGTCACAAAACGAGTAGTCCTCGCCCACAAACTTGCCGTCCTTGAGCGTGAACTCAAACACGTTGGCAACCTGCCCAATGCCGTCCTGGCCAAGGTATCGCTCTGCCTTTTCTGCCAGATGCTCAACAACATTGCGACGAACCAGCATAAACCCCGTGCCAACACGCAAGATGCGCATCATGGAACCTTCGAACTCGGGGTCACCGTTTTCGTCAAAGTGCAGATCCATGAAGAACATCTTGTCTTTGCGACGGCGGGGGTATGCGCCAGCGGTGATATCCTTGTTCCCGCTCTGCGCCATCAAACGCAGAATCTGGTCAGGCGTAGCAACCACATCGGCGTCAATGAAGAGCAAGTCGGTGCAGTCGGACTTGAGAAACTCGTCCACCAACATGTTGCGAGCCATCGTGATGATGGAGCAGCCAGATACATGCCCCATCTTGACCGACACCCCTACCCGCAAAGCCATCGGCATCAGTTGCGCAAGCGTATAAGCGAGCTTGATATTCACCTTCCCGTCGTACGCCGGAATGGCAATAAACAGCTTGCGCCCACTGAGGTCGATAGTCTTTTCTTCAGCCATAGAACAAAGTGGTTGTTACGTTTGCAACCAAGCCAACAAAAATACCGTCTTTGGCCAGAATTCCTTCGCCCGGAATCACCACAGGAAACGCAGTCGCGTTGTACGAATCTGCTTCCATCAGGATGTCAGCGTACATTGACACCGCAGGGGAGCCGGTGATGGTGCCACTGGCAGAGTCCGTTACCGTAAACGTGTTGGCGTCCGACACCGTAACCGCATAGATGTTGTCTGTTGCAGTGCCGCCTGTGCCAGCAGAAAAGTCCAACCAAACGCGGTCCCCAGAAGTAAGGCCGTGACTTGTTATGGTCACCGTCACAGTGTTCGTAGACCGCCCGTAAGTACCCGTTTGCGTCACGTTGTTTGCAAACACGGTATTACGAGTGGCCGCACTAGTGTTTGCCGACACAACGGCCCCTTTGAGGCGTGTTCGGTAGTTTACCGCCACGCCCGGAGAGGACATGTGTTTCGACTTTACGTCAAACTGCATCGTCATGATGCGCTCCTATTACTGGTCAGCAAACGTAGGGGCGGTTGCGCCAACCACCGTGCCAAACACTTGCCAGTTTGTGGCGTCTTTGGCAATCACGGTGATTTGAGCAGAAGCAGGTACATTCACTTGCAGTTTGGAATTGGAGTTGCCGTCAGAGAACACAACAGAAGCTGCGCCATCATCGGTGTCATGGAAAGCTACACCACCAATGAAGTAGTTGGTGTTCGAACCCGTGTTGATGATGAAGTCGGTAGCATCTGCTGCGCCGCCGCCGTACACAAACACAAACGAAGTGCCAGCAACAGGCGCAGGCAGCGTGTAGGTGTTGTCCTGCGTACCGTTAGGGACGATATTGACCATGCCACCAGCGTTGGCTGCGGCGGTCAAAGTGGCGCTGGCGTCAGCCAGAGCAACCGGGGCGGCAACAATGCCAGAAACGCCCATAGAAACAGGAGCGGTGGTAACAACCCCAGTGGTTGCGTCGATGGAAATAGTCTGGAAGCCGTTCTGCGATCGAACCGGGCCGTTGAAGGTGGTGTTAGCCATTTGATCCTCACATGCGATTGGGGTACTGCTGTCTGCATGTCGTCAGGCCGGGACCTGTCAGCAATACCGGATGACCCCGGGATACGCACAATATACAGGAAAAGAAAAAGGGGCACAAGGCCCCTTTTTCCGGTGAAGTCATCAGGACGAGCCTGCAGAACCCCACATACCCAGCGGATCGCTCCAGCCGAAGCTGTAACGCTCACGAGCCTTGTAGCGCACGTTGCCGGTATCGAAATCACCGTCCATCGAGTTTGCCAGGGGCATACGCTCGAAGTGCTTCAGACCGTTGGGAACGTCGGTGGTCAGGAACCATGCGTTCGGATCGGTGAAGAAGTGGTTGACGGTGTAGCCCTCGGGGATGGCACCCATCTGCTTGATAGCGTTGATGTCGTTATCAGCAGTTGCAACCCGCAGCTCGGTGTCAAGCAGACGCTTGGCAACGAACATCAGGCTCGGGGGGATCACCATCTTACGGGGCTTGGCTGCGATCAGCAGGCCACGCTCGTCGGTCCACGCAGCGATTTGAATCACAGCGTTTTCCAGAGCGGTCTCGTTAAGGTCAACACCAGTGGTCGGGCTGTTGTAGTTGACACCGCCCGAAACCAGGGGGTGGCCAACACGGGTGCCCGAGCTGTTGTTGCCAAACAACGAGACGCCATCACCGCCAGCGTATGCACCGTTGAAGCCGTTGTTGATGACGGCTGCAGCCTTGACCTGCTTGGTGTAGGCCATAGCACGGGCCAGAGCTTTGGTGTAACGAGCAGACAGGCTGTCGTACAGGTTGTCCTCGATTGCCTCTTCGGTGATCGAGAAGCCCAGAGCAATGGTCTCGTGGGTGTAGCGGGCGGTAAACGCTTCCTGCGCATTGTCGTAAGCGATGGCAGAGCCCTCGTTCTTGACAGGTGCAGCGGAGAAGCCCGACAGCTTGGTCTCTTCTTCAAAGCTACGCTCCGATTTCTCGGTCTCGTAGATTTCCTTGTGCTCTTCGCCGTAACGGGCGTACTCCATGCCGAACAGAGCGTTCAAGCCGGGGAGCAGTTCTTTGAGCAGTTGTGCGCGTGAAATAGCCATTTTTCAGTACTCCTTATTAGACGCCGGTCGTGTCGAGGTACTGATGTTGGTTGAACTTCACAATGAACTCGTAGTAGTACGTGGTACCACCAGAGATATAGGAAGTTTCAGGCACAACATCAACCACACGGATGGGCAAGGTGCTGGTGGTGTCAGCCGATGCACCGTTGATGCCGTAGGCGGAATCGCCAGTGGCAGTCGAGCCGGTAGCAGTAGCCATCGCCACGTTCGAGCCAACCAGCGCACGGGTGTACCCGGAAGGGGTAGTCGTGGTGGAGTTGGCTGCGGCAACAACCTTGAACGTCGCAAACGGATCATCCACCACGTAGGCGTAAGCCAGATTGGTAGAAGTCGATGCGGCGGCGGGATAGTACTGCGACTGCACGGTTTGGCCGAGCGAGTTTACGTACTGGCAACCAACCATAACACCGATGGCATCACCGGAGTTGCTGGTGGTTTTGGCCACGAGAAAACCCGTGGTGTCAACGGCAACGGTGTCGCCATTGAGGATTGCGGTAGCGTAGCTGGCCGCAATAGGGATCAGACGAGTCTGACCTGCGTACGGAAGACCATCAAGTCGATTGATAGCCTTGAATCCATACGTCTTATCGACGGTAGGATATGCCATGAATTACTCCTTGTTACTTTGAACCAGAACCAAACCCGGCACCCCGTGTCGTGGACGATTTCTTGTCCGAAAACAGCGGCATACGCGGGTCATTGTTTCTCAAAAAGTGGTTGTCCACTGAGTCCATCTGGCCCTGAGCTTGCTTGTTGTAATAGTCCTGACGGGAACGGAAGCGTTCGGATGGCATCTTGCAGAGCATGAGCCCACCAATCTCCACGTTGCCTGTCTTTTCGTTACCCAAGAGCATCAGTTCCGGATGGTCCGTTGCTTTCACCGGCTCCCAACCCTCACGCATCTTTTGGGATACGTTGGTAGGATTGGCCTGTCCCAAGATGTGCGTACCAACCCAGTGGTACACCCAGCCCGGCTCAGGTGTCGGATCAGGCAGGTTGCTCGGCGGTACATACACTGCACGAGCAGATTTTTCGCGTGACTTCAATTCACGAGGATTGCGATCTTGTGTTTCAACCATTTTGCGACTCCAGTTTCAAAACTTCCTGTGCATACTTTTGCGGATCAAGATTAAATTTTTTCACCAACGCGGCTTGCGACGGTGTTAGTTCAACCTTTTTTCTGCCGGTCGAACGACTGGCAGGGGCCACAACAGATGTAGGTTTTTTAGCCGGTGCCGCTTGGGAAACTTGCGACCGTGGCTTTTCTTCCGCCTCCCCAAAAATTTCTGGGAACTTGGAATGTACGCGAGCATCTATCTGCTCGAAATAATCATCACTTCGCGGGTCGTACCCGTTGGCAACTAGTTTTTTATGCAGCCCTAGTGCGTAGCTGGTGATTTCCTCAAACCCATCCGAGCCGAACCACTGGTTTTTTGCCTGCCAGCGCAGTGTCTTTTCGTCGGCCCGAACTTGTTGGGTTTGCGGTTGTTGAATTTGTACATCTTCTTGAGGCTGTTGTAAAGAGGTTGACTGGAAATTTTTTACATTTTGTGTCTCCCACTTAGCTTCAGCCAGTGCTTCTTGAGCAGCAATGATGGCGTCAGTATCGTATACCTCTTGAGCAGCTTTCAGATCCCGCCTTGCTTTTTCTAGCTTGGCTTCTGCTGCCTGTTGAGCCATGGTTGCATACTGCTCAGTGCCAGTTTTGACGTACTGCTTGAGCCGTTTGTTTTCATCCATGACGGCCATAAGCAGGCGCTCCTGCTCAATCTTTTCACGGGCTAGTGCTTCTTTTGCTCGACGCTCATCATGGCGAGCATGAGTTAGTTCCTTCAGGCGTTTCTTGACACCTTCTGTATACGAGTCAAGCTCATCATCATTAGGATCTGCCACCTCTCGATCAAGAGGTTTGCGACCACGATCCTTCTCAGGGGTGTCGTCAACAATCTCAATTTCTACTTCTTCAGCAGAACTAGCCACTTCCTTTTCAGGTTCGGCTTTATTCTCCGGCTGTTCATCCGGAAATTTAAATTCGTTTGCCATGAGTACTCCTTAGGCGCGTGTCAAACCACGCGGATCTTGCACCACTGCGTCCACCTGATCGTCATTGATCAGTCGAAACTCTTTGCCAAAAATCTTGAACCGCGTACCCGAGTACGTGCGCACCAAGATGAAATCGCCCTTTTTGCACCAAGCGCCAGTGGGAAACTTGGCTTGGTCTTTGTATGCGTCGGGGCCAACTTCCAAGACGAACAGCACCGTGGTGGCGTGTTCTTCTTGTTTCAAAATGGACGTTGGTTTGACCAAGTCCAAGTCTGTGCCGTCAAGTTTTTCGGAAACGTCTGGCACGATGCAGAGTATTTTCCAACCTGTTGGCCTGGGCAAACTCGTCGCTTTTTCTTCAGACGAAGAATCTTCCGTGGGCTTTTGAATTGGCTGGATGGTTGGTGGCAGGCTGATACCTGGGGGCAGGAGAATTTCACTCATCTGATTTTTCAACTTTCTCTGCAAGGTCGATTAAATGACGCTCTGCGATAGCGAGACCCTGGATCACACCGCAAAGTTTTTGGTATTCGTCAAAAGAGCGACATGAACCACCAGCCAAATCATCGGCGTAGTTGTTCATATCGAAGCGTATCTTCTCGCGCAGTACGCGTGCGAAATCTTGAATCATTGGTTGGGCCTACTCCTTGGTTGTTGTGCTTGTGCACGTTGTTGAGATTTTGATTTTGCGATGTCGATACCCATGCGCACGCCTTCACGTTGTTGATCGGCGGCGAGTTTGTCCGCTTTAAAAGCAGCATCAACGGCTACTTGTTTCTCTCTCAACTTGAGATCATCTGCTCTTGCCGCAGCACTAATAGCCATTTGTTTTTGCTTGAGATCAGCTTCTTGCATGGCCGACTGAGCTTTGATCTGCACCTCTTGTGCTTTGAGTTGCAACTCTTGAGCACGAAGCTGCAACTCTTGCTGTTGCATTTGGATCACAGGATCTTGCGCTTGCTGCTGGGCCTGCTGTTGAGAAACTTGTTGCTGGCTCTGCTGAAGAACCTGCTGAGCCGCCTGAGCCATCATGGCCGATAGCTGAAGTTCAATCTGCGGCGGCAGTTTTTCATCTTCAGGAGGCAGCGGCATACCAAGCTGTTGCTCGATCTTTTGCTTGTAAGCAAAGCCAACATGCTCGGCAATGTGCGCCATCATGGCTGCTTGAATTTGATTAGCCCGTGGGTTTTGTCCAACAAGCTGCATGATGATCGGATCTTGCATGGCCGACATATGCACTTGAATGTGGGCTTGATGATCCTGATACCTAAAGGCTTTAAGTGGCTCACCCTTGAGCGCCGCCATGTTTTCAGAAACTGGATCTTTGGGCTTCTGGTCATCTGGCAAAGGCACAAGATCTGCAGCGTTTTTGATTCCCAAAACATCAAGCATGCCGCGGTGCAACTTGGGCAGATCATAGATGTCTGGTGCCATCTGAGCCATTTGAATGACGGCTTGATACTGCACCACCCGCTGGCTCATGGTGGCCGCGTTGGGGTCACTGACCGGGATAATCTCTACATGGCTGTAGTCCGACTTTTTGGCTTTACGCGGTGCATCAACCGGATCGTAGTCATAGTCATCATCCGTGTAATCTCGAATGAGACCAGCCAGAAGTTTGAGTTCTTGTTTGAAAGAATAGTGCAGACGCGCAGATACCGCGGTCATCACTTTGAGTTGTCTTTCAAGCAAAGCCAATGTCGTACCGACAGGGGCTTGTGCAGACATATCAGAGATCTTCATGTCTGCCGTCGAAGCAAACCTGCGTCCCTCTTCTACGATCTTGTCCATCAAAGCAGCCAACACTTGGCTTGGTTCTTTGTATGGCAGCGGCAAGATGTTGTCCCGCAGCGCACCAGAGGAAATATCTACATCCCTGAACTCACCCGGTGCAATCGGGGTGTCATCACCTTTAATCCTCAGGCCCCGAGACTTAAGGCCACCCGGTAGGTTAGACAACGTACCAGCATCAACCAACTGGCGCATGATGCTTGTTGCGCTCTTGGCATATCCACCAATCAGATGGAACAGGCCAAAGCCATAAGCACCGAAGCCAGGGATGTATTGATAGTGAACAAAGTGCTGGCGCTTGAGGTGCAGAGGATCGCTTTCTTCCCAATTGCGCCTGATGGCCAGAACATCATTTGTTCCTTTGAGGATGGTCACAACATATGGCAGTGCAATGCCAACAGGCTGATCATCTTCATCAACTTCCGTATAGGGATCGCCGTCAATTACCAAGTCAACATGACTCTCGTAGATCGTATAGCGGTCGTCATTGAGATCTGAAAAACCAGTCTCTTTGTCTTTTGCTTGCTGGATATCCGTTTTGCTTCTGTCCGGATCTGGCAACTCAATGTCGCAATAAAAGCCAGCCTGCTGCAGCTTGATGATCTCGCTCTTGGTCTTGCGCAAGACGTGCGTGACACGGTAGCAGGTGTCAAGATCGGTAGCTCCATACGGCAGGATGATGTCTTCTGCCGGGATAAACATACTGACTTGGCGGCCAAGAGACGGATCGTAGTAGACCTTTTTAAAAGCAGATCCAGTGGCCGGTAGACTCCACAGCATACGCTCATGCTCAGGGCGGAACTCTTTCATCACCTCGGTGAGTTCGTAGTTCATGTCAGCCTGAACCCGATCCGCAGCTTCATCTTTCTCAGGCGTTTGCTTGCCAAGAATTTTTGTCTTGACCGGGCCTGCCGCGGGGAACGTCTCTGTAATCGATTCTGATTGAAACCTAACCACAGCCTCGGTGATCATCGGGTGGAACACGCCGCATGCGCCATCCCAGGGTTCGGTTCTTTCTTCATACTGCAGGCCCAAGAGCTTAAGGCCCTGCACATATGACTTCTCCCATTCAGTGCGGGAGCCAAGATCGTTTCTGATGTCTTCTGCAAGCTCGCCGGCAAGCATAGCGATCTCGCCTCTAGAGAGGGTTTCAGCCAGATTGGCATCGAACCCATCTGGATCTTTTCCGGGCGTGATAGATAGCTCTAGCCCTCCCATCTCAATATTGACCTGCTCTGGATCAATGATCTCAATTTCAATCGATTCCTCGCCTGATGCAGCCTCAGCGATCCCAACCGGGTTTTGATACAAAGCCTTGTCAACATTAGTGGCCATGATGATCCTTAATAGTAAGCCCTCTGCCTACGGAAAAACTGGGGTTCGTCTTCTTCATCAGAGTTGAGCCTCAAAAATCCGCCTTGTCTAAATCTTAACAGTGCTTGAGTGCTTGAGTCCACCAAGTCATCATGTTCGGCGTTCGGAAAAGAAGCCATCTCATCGATCAATTCGTGCGAAAACCGCATGTCTGGAGCCCACACTTTGCCGCTCCTGAACATGTCTGAGACCGAGTTTAGACGAGCAACCTTGTCGTTTCGCTGATATTTGGTGCCTCGAGTGGGTGTGTAGTCCTGTACTGGGATGCCCATCTTGCGAAGCTCATATATCAGTGGGGCACCAGCGGCCTTGGCCTCCACGATGAACGAATCGGGCTGCCATATCTTGTACTGCTCGAGCGCCGCGTCCTTCAACTCAGGGAACTCCATCCGTTTTTTGAAGGAATCGAGCAAAATGATGTTGACATTGCTAGGATCTTCGTCCAAACAGAAAACGCCCCAGGTAGTACAGGCGTTATAGTCCGCCCGCTCGCTCTTTGTAAACGCCGTATCCCACGACTGGATCACATAATCGCACCGCGGCGGCTGATCTTTGGGCCAAATCTTCCACCATTCGCGCTTAACAATCGCCCCTTCTTCCCCGGTCGGCGACTGTTGGTACTGAGCGTTCCACTTACTAGGCGGCAACTCCTCCCGTAGGGCCAATAACTCGTCCAAACTCCAAAATTCAGGCCAAAGTGGGTTGTTAGAAGGCATGATGGCGGGAAATTCGATCACTTCCCACTCATCTTCCTTGTTCCTTTTCATGGCGTCCTTGAGAACTTGACCCGTCAAGTCCCTTTCAGCCCACCTAGTCATCACAATAACGATGGCTCCCCCAGGCTGAAGACGCTGCCGGGGTCCGGATGTGTACCACTCGTACACAGAATCGTAGATTGCCGGGTTTCCAAGCGCAGAAGCAGCCTCTTGCTCCGAGTGCGGGTCGTCCACAATGAGCAAATCCGCACCCTTACCCGTCACCGTACCGCCCACACCAATAGCGAAGTACTCCCCATTCCTATTAGTGGCCCATCGTCCCGCCGACTTACTGTCCTGCCGCAGCGTTACGTCAGGAAAAACATCCGCGTACATCTCCGATCCAACAAGGTTCCTTACCTTCCGGCCAAAACCGACCGCCAGATCAGACGTGTTCGAGGTCTGAATCACCTTCTTGTCCGGAAACCGCCCCAAAAACCAAGACGGCAACAGGTACGAAGCAAACTCCGACTTCGTATGCCGCGGCGGCATGTTGATGATCAGCCTCTTAATCTTCCCCTCCGCAATCCCCTCAAACTTCTTAGCCATCACAGCATGGTGCCGGCCATGGATAAACCCCGGCCACATCTTCTTTACATACGCCAAGAACGATGTCTGACACTTCTCCCGCTCAAGAGCACCCTTGTACTCCTGAACCTGAGCAAACAACTTCTCCCTCTCCGCAGGACCCAACTTATCAATCAAATCCAAGATCTTCACTTCAGGTTCCTAAAGTTCACATACACAGGCCGAACCGTCCGACTCATCCGCTCAACCCTCTTCAACACCCCCAACCTCACCAACCTGTCAATAATCTTCTTCGTACTCCCCAAGCCCGCCTTCCCTCGAACCTCACATATATCCCTGAGACTCGGCCCATACCCATACTCCTTCCACCACTCATCAATCACCAAAAACACCTCCCTCTGCATCGGCGTCATCCCAGCCCCCATACACCACTCATAACTCTTCTCACTCCTCATCTCCCGATTTATCAACACCTTATCCACACTAATTCCTATCGCGTAATATTTAGCAACATGTACAAATGTACATGTTTACCGTTGTTAGCTCTTGTTCATTTGACAGGGCCATCTTGTACAAATGTACATGTTGACGATTGTTACGTCATGTATCGCCCTTAACGGACTGGACGCCAAAATTTTTACACTCCCCAGTAGGGGTCCCTGCCAACAAAGGCAAGGGGGGGTCTTCGCTAGAGTCGCTGTCGGCAGTTTTGGTGGTTTGGGAAAAATGAGGGTACCCTTCGTGTGGGATAGTATGCTTATACAAGTCGTCGGGCGGCGCGTCAAAAGGGGGGGTGGGGGTACGGTGGGGGTCGGCGCCTGGCTCTGTCGTTTCGTCAGGGGTGTCCGCGGTTCTGCCAGCGCTCTCGAGTTCTGCCAGTAGACTGTCGGCGCTGATGTCCACCGCATCTACATCCGTCGCGTCATGCTTCATGAGTGCTTTGAGTTCGTCAAGTATGGCCGTGCGTGCTGACTCACTGTCCGAAACCCGGCGTATCTCTTTACGCTCAGTGAACGCTGCCACTTCCGTTACCGTGCCCAGCACCTTAGCCGCTGCAGTGATTTGGCCTGGCTTTGAATCAGGGTCTGTGATCACTTTGACTAGAGAATGAATCACCAATTGTCGTAAGGCTGTGGGGGTTTGGTATTCCTGCGCTCTCATAGCTAGTTCTATAGCTTCTATCTCTGCTCGTATCCTACTGTCTGCCGCGAGATGGTACGGGTTTGATGTGAGCGTAGCGGAACTGTTGACGTTGTAGGCTGATCTATAGGCATCCGCCTTAGTGCTTCCCTTAGCGACTTCTAACGCGAACTTCCTTTGCTTTGGTGTTAGTGCTCTATGTGCTTCCCCTAATACAGTGTGCAAGGGGACTGACTGCAGCGCTTCGCGCACACGGGCTCTGGGCATCGGTTTATCGGTTTTGCGGTTTGGCATAGTGCTGCCATCATAGGGGAACGGATAGGAAAAATCAATCGGGCCCGGTTTTTCCTTTAGAACAATCAATTGGACATTGTGCCCCTACACCCGAAAATACGGGTACGGCGATGTGCCGGACATGAAGGATAGAACCCATGAAAGCCACCACCATCATTAGCGGTTACCTAGTCGAACTAGATACCGACAACGACACTACTGAGTGCTTTATTGACTACAACGACAAGGGCACTCACTACTTCGCTTCGCTTGCTGCACTGCAGGATACGGGCTCGCTCGAGCACCACACCGGACGGCAGCGCCGGGTTCCCAATTCAACAATCGAGAGAATCGCCGACTGGGCTATCTCGCACGGCTATTGAAGGGGCGCACCATGAAACTGAACTTCTACTCTGACCCTGGCCATGGCTGGTTAGCCGTCAAACGGGCCACACTGACCGCCTGGGGGATTGACAAATGGATAAGCACCTACTCTTACCAACGGGGCGGCACAGTCTATCTAGAAGAAGACATGGACTATTTGACGTTCATTAATGAAGCTAACGCGAGAGGGATAGCCCTGTCAATTGTCGGAAAGCACACGGATTCTCGCTCCCCCATTCGGTCATACGACCACTATTCAAAAGGACTGTAACCATGACAACACGCACACTTTCCGCTATCGCTCAGGACATCCGGGCGCACTGGGCTAAACCGTACTTTGGGGCTGTTCCGTACTTGCAGGCCATGGCTCAATTGGGCTCAATCCGTGACTCGTACGGGCTTGATGATGGCCGGTCTATGGTTTTGTACTTCCTTGCGAATGCAGGGACTTGGCGCGGCCCGGACGCGAAACGTATTAAAACTGAACTGAAACAAATTGCAGGGGTCAAATGATGCGCTACCACTTCATTCAAAAATCAAGCAACAGCAAAACCGGGCCTATCCCCGTGACTTATAGCCAGCGGGAAACGTGCCCACAGTCCTGCCCACACTATCGGGCTGACTGCTACGCTGAGGACTACTACACCCGGATGTCATGGGATAAAGTCCCGCAAAGGGGCGGCACACTGGCAGAACTGTGCCAGTCTATCGCTGCACTGCCACCGGGCCAACTGTGGCGGCACAATGTGGCTGGGGATCTACCCGGCTCGGGCGAGACTGTAGATCCTGTGGCCCTGGGCGAGATTGTGGCGGCTAACCGTGGCCGGCGCGGTTTCACCTACACCCACAAAAAGAGCCCGGATGCTATCAAGTGGGCACGGGCTGCTACTGAGTGGGGCTTTACCGTCAATTTGTCGGCTGATGACTCTGGGGAAGCTGACGCCCTGGCGGCCACCGGGTTACCCGTGACTGCCATTGTGCCGATTGATACACCCGAAAAAACCACTACACCCGGCGGCTTGCCCATTGTCGTATGCCCGGCTCAAACCCGTGAAAATGTGACGTGCGCCGACTGTGGCCTGTGCCAAAAAGCACACCGGGCGGTTATCGTTGGGTTTCGCGCTCACGGGTCAAAGGCCCGGATAACGGACGCAAAGGCCCGTAAAGTTATTCCTATCGTGCGGGGCTGACATGTTGAAACACGCCGAAAGATTCTATATCCAACTAGGGGCGCGGCTCGAAAGGGCCAGAGACCCTATTGCCGCGGCTCGCGCTTTGTACGAAATTCGGAAAACATTGTCCAAAGAAAACCCGGACGCCCTGCCCGAAGCCCGACGGCTAATCGAACGGGGCAGGGTTGACGCTAGATGATTCCACACGCTGAACACCCGCTCACGCGGGTTTTAATCATGAGCGCACGGGCCAGAACGCACGCTGATATGCGGCAGTCTCTGGCCCTGATTGACGCCCTTAGCAAAGGGGAGTCGGAGCAAACCATCGCGGCCTGCAAGCTAGCGGCTGAAGTTTTTTTGGAGAGAAACCGTGAGCAAGATTATTACCGTTGACGTAACCTATTTTGGTGTCCCTGTCGAAGTGGAAGCGGAATATTTCGAAGGGGAAGCGGCTGTAGGTGGCCCGTTAGAGTGGGCACGGCCAGAGTACGCGCCCGAAGCCCTGGCCTTTGCCATCAAGTGCGGCGGGATTGACATCATGCCTATGCTGAGAACAGACCAAATCAGAGACATAGAAAATCTTGCCATTAGAGCTTGCAACAACGACTAACATGATGTAACATCTCGTTTCACAAGGAGAACAAATGAACCCCTATCATGACAAGACTAATGGAGAACTGGCCTACATCATCCGTGATGCCGGAGAGGCCGCGTATTGTATGAAGGGCTTAGACCCTGTGGCAGAGGCCAAGTACCTAGACCAAGTCAACGATGCCACCACAGAGTTGTATAGCCGATTGAAGCGCACCAAGCACATGGATACCCTGATCAAGGAAGCCATGAGGGCTGCAGCCAAGAGCATCAACGAGAACATCTGCCGGGATGACGATAGCCCGGAACTGTTCTTTGAAGGGGAGCCGGCCTTCTATGAAGCCCTGCGCCGTTATGTGTTTAATCGTAAAGAAGGAGAAGCGAAATGAAGTACTACGTTGAGTTCAAACGCGTAGCCTACCTTGAGATCGAGGTCGAAGCCGAAGACAAAGGACAGGCCGAAGACATGGCATGGGAAAGATTGAACGGTGACCCAGAGCTATGTGATCAGGACTGGTACGTCAACCAGATACACAAAGAGGAGCAATGACATGACCGTACTGACAGGAAGCCAAATCGAAGGAGCGCGGCTGCTTACGCTGCGCTCGATGCTCATGCTCGAGATCAAAGGGATGCACCGCCGAGGGCGCAGTGCATACGCAATCCTCAAAGAGATGGGGTTCAAAGGTAACCGAGAGAAAGTTCTCTCCGAGTTAGATGTGATTCGTGCCCAGTTGTTGGGCATCAACCAAGAAGGAGAAGCCAAATGACAAACCCAGACAACATCCCTGACGCCTTGCGTCATATGCACTACCTGCTCGGGGCCGCTGCTCGAGATCTGGAAGCCTATCTAGACAACCCGGCCAACCATACGCCAGAATACTTTCAATCCATCAAGGACTGTGTTTTGAACGCGCACCTGCTCACAACGTGGGCTCAGGACAACTACAAAGAGTTGCACAAATGAACGAGTCTTACATCAAGGAGGATCAAATGCCACCGCTCACGCTCGCTGAAAAAGTTGAACGGGTTGTACTGGTGATTGCGGTCATCTTTATCTTGGCCGACGTGTTCTTTCTGCGCCCGTAGGAGAATCGAATGAAAACCTATCGGGTGCGCCTCGTGCGAGAGGTTGAACTTCAAATCGATCTGCCGGCTGAGTCCAAGCTGGATGCCATGAGAATCATCCACACCATGGCACTGGACTACGATGACCGAGATGCCAAAGAAACAAGAATCCTTGGCATCAAGGAAGTCACGACCAACGAACGACAGTCCTTGCCAGATCCACTTCTAAGCTAACGGCATGGACTTGCCAAGGGTTTGACTGCTTTTGAACAGCCCCTGGTCAACGAAAAAATCATTGAAATCACCGGCTGGCGGCATGTAGTACGCCCAGCCGATTTTTTTTGCCACCTTCTCTCCCGTGCCGCTCAAATCGTTGTCGGCCACAACGAACCCTCCTGGCAGAGTGGAAGCGACTTTCTCCATGTTATTTGCGGAGAAGCAAATGTGCAGGGTGTAGCGTCTCTTTAACTGTTTGAGCACGGCGCGTATGCTCAAGCCGGTGGCATACCCCTCGCACAGGACATGAATGCCCTTGTTGTCAAAGACAAACTGAGCGAAGGACGTGCGCTGCCCATAAAGAAACTTCTTGTTGCCTTCCTCATCAATCATCTGCAGCCCGACCAAATTGCTGCCTATCCTCATGGGTATGCACAAGATCTTCTTGCCCTCATTTAGCCAAACGTATCCCTGCTCTTCAGAGAAGCCCTTGCGTTTGAGATATTCATGATGGGCTATCTGGCATTGCTTGAGAATCCAGCCAGCCTTTGACGCGGCCTCTTTCTGCAGACGCTCTCGCTTTTCCTTCTCTGCTCGAGCCAGCCTTTGCATTTCCGAGTGGTCTACTTCTGCGCCCTCTCCGTGCCAGACATTGACCGCCTCGTTGACCGCCCAGTTCTGTACAAACCCGACGCTGCCCATGAATTTGACCGCGCCGTTTCGTTTACGCGGATGGTCTTCAGTTGGGTATCTTTTCCACACCCCGACGGGTGGCAAGTAATCTATCAAAATCCCATGCGCTCTTGCGAATTGAATGAAGTTCATATGCGCTTCATGCCTTTAAGATATCTAATCAGTTTTGCTTTGACGAACTTTTGAAACTCTGGATTGGGAGGCAACTCTCCTACCGAATCAAGGTTACGAGGCCATACGCCGAACCGTTCTCGGTATGTGTGTGCTGCCCTGCCACTTGACCAACCGGCAAAAGCTATTTGATGCCTGCACATGGCCCAAAACTGTTCTTTGGTCAGTGTGGTTTTGAGCTTGCCCTGAAGCTCGCTAAGCTCACCCGGCAACTCTGACACCATGCTCTTTGTTTTGCGAACGTAACCGCAATTGATGCAGGTGTCGCTGCCGGTGGGCCAAAGAGCGCCACACGATGGGCACTTTTGCTCCTGCTTTTCTCGCTCCGTCTTCTCAGGCTTCGGCTTTTCTTTGCCGTCATCAAGAGCGCTTACCCCGCTCTCAAATATTTCATCCCAATCCTCACGGAACCGGATGTAGTTTCCGCTGTGATCAATCCACACAGCAAACTCTTTCCCAGGCGAGCCCCGCATCACCCTCCCCATCTGCTGGATGTGAGACGACAGCGACTTGCTAAATGGCCGAGCAGACACCCCGATGAGAACGTCTGGCACATCGAAGCCCTTGGTCAGGACATCCGTTGCTATCAGCCCATGGATCTCGGTGTCAGGCTTGCTGAAGTCTTCGATCACTTCCCTTTTGTACTTGTCGTCGTCCTTGTAAGACACGCTGATGAAGTTGTAGCCGGCCTCAGCAAACCTGCGAGCCAGATCCTGGCCGTGATTGACGCCGCTCGAGAACACGATGGTCTTGACCGGCTTGCCAAAGATCTCATTGGTTTTCTGCACCCACGATGACACGACATCACCAGTGATTGTCATGCCGCGGGCCTCTGCTTCCTTCTGGCTCCACTCACCAGCGATCTTCTTTGCCCCGGTCATGTTGATTTCCTTGGAAATAAACACTCGCAACGGAACGAGGATCTTCTCTTCGACCAGCTGCTGGGTCGTCACCGTGCTGACCACGTTGTTGTATATCTTTCCCAATCCCTTGGTGAAAGGTGTGGCCGTCAGCCCGATGACTCTAATCTCCGGATTGTTTTTGATGAACTCAACAGTCTGCCGTCTGGTGGCGTGACACTCGTCAACTATCAACAAAGACAAGCCAGGGAAGCTGCCCCTCTTCTCGAGGGTCTGAGCAGAGCAGATTTGGATGGGTTCGTATGGCCGGTATCGCCAGTGCCCCGACTGCAACACGCCATGATTGATGTCGTAGCGTTGCAGCCTGCTGCTTGTCTGATCACACAGGATGATCCTGTCAAGAATCATGGCCGACTTGTTGCCCTTGTCGTAGGTGGCTTTGAGCAACGCGATGGCCATCTCTGTTTTGCCTGCGCCCGTAGGCGCGTAAAGGATCTGGGCATTGCTACCTTGCCTGAATCCCTCACGCAGCGCATCGAGGCAGTCCTCTTGATACTTGCGTAAATTTAACATTTGATCTCCACTGCCGACACACAGGCCAGTCGGCTTTGGCCATGTTTATTTGGGTTCGTACGACTTGAGCTTCTTCTGCATAGCCAGAATCTGCTTCTTCATCTCTGCGTTTTCTTTCTGGAAGGTGTCACGGCTAGTCTTGACCGCAACCATCTCGATTTCCAACACCCTGACCTGCTCTCGCAGTTCATCGATGGTTTGCTGTGCAAGCTCCTTCTCTTCATCGGATGCGTCGAATGCTGCGATGGCAAGGCGGTCTTGCAGTCTGATGATCTCTTCCTTTTGATCGGCAATCACATCATCTTTTTCATCGTAGCCCTCAAAACTTTCCTCCTCTTCTTCATGCACTGGGGCCGGCTTGATCGCTTTGTCTTTCTTCTCCGGTGCACCGTCATCCTTCTGCTTCTTGATGTTGGTCGTCGATACCTTGCCACCACTCACGGTTTTTACAACGTCCGACTTCTCAATCTTCAACTCTTTGCGCATTTGAAGCACAAGACCGCGGCTGCATCCGCAATGCTTGGCAATCATGTTGTCGCTGTACGCTGACCACTCTGGATCATGCAGACATTCGCCAAGCTGCTTCCTCCTGTCAGCCCTCGAGGGACGAAGACCATGCTGCTTGTTGGCTGCAAAGCTTGCCCACTTCGCTTCACGCCATGTCCCTTCTTTGATGACGCAATCAATGTCCTCGTAGCCAAGTTTTTTGCAGGCCAGCACACGATGCCATCCGTCAACGAGGTAGTAGTCCGTCTCATCAACGAGGTAGATCTGCACGGGCGGGAAGACATCCCCCTGCTCCATGCTCTCGACGAACTCATCGATCATGTTCTCGTCTGTCTTGACCCTGCTCTGCAGACGCGAGTCAAGGATGATGGCTTCGATGTTGATTTTTTCAGTCACTTGCTCACCTCTTTGTTGTTAACTTCCATAGCCGATACAACGCTTTCACCTACGAGAACGTCCGGGATTTTTTTGCTGACAGCATCAAGGTGTTCCTTGACGTTGACTGCCAATGTCCTGGCGATGCTGCGCTTGGCGACGACACGCACCTTCCATACGATCTCGATCTCTTGGAACTGCTCATTCATGGGATCTCCTTGGTTGAATCAATTTTTGGGTGTAAAGAACGCCCTCTGCACCTCTGGCAGCCAGACCAGTCTACCACAACAAGCGTCTTTTGCAACAGGTACAAACAGTACTTGCTATGTGCCAGCTTCGTGCTATGATGTTACTTCACGCAACTTTTTGAAAGGACAAAGACATGAGTGACTGGCCATTCCCTCCTCTTGAAGGCCCCACCCCGTGGACAGCGGAACAAGAGGCGGCGTACCAGAGACGGAAGCGTCAACAGAAAGAAGAAGAGCGAGACAAGATGGAGGAAGCACCATGGTGAAGAAGAAAGAACAGACCCCCATCATTGAGAGCAACGTTCCCTATCCGATGTTCAAGTACCCGTTCGCAAAACTTGAAGTTGGCGACAGCTTTGAACTTTTTCCTGAGTGGAGCCGCGCTGCTGTAGCTGTCTCTGCATCCAGATTCAGCAAGCAGACGAACCGGAAATTTTCTATTCGCAAGACAAACGAAGGAGCTTTACGTTGCTGGAGGATCGAATGAACGCAAAAAGAACTGACCCATGGATTCCGATAGGACATCCTGAATTCGTGTGGACAAGTGGCGCTGATGTTCAAAAGACGTGGCGCAAGTACGGCTGGACACCACCCAGCGAGAAGAGACCCCCAATCTTTGTTGACGACAAAGAGCCTGAGTGGGTGAAGATGAAACGAGTTAAGTAAGTTATCAATCAACAAGGAGAAAGCAAATGACGACTGTAAAAGAAGAGACCTGCGTAATTAGCCCCCCCAAATTTGGCGTGACTGACTTCTACATTGAAGGCATCGCACCGTTGGTCATAGAACGGTTCTCCAAGAAGGCCGAGCTCATGGCAAAGATGGCAGAGGGTAAGAGCGCAAGCAGCAAGAAGAACCGAGATGCTCGAGACTACGAGAAAGAAGCAGAGGAAGCACGGTATCGTTCATCTGATGGGTGGGAAGGCATGAATGCCGCGGCGTTTCGTGCAGCCATGATCAGTGCGTGTCGGTTGGTTGGGTTTAAGATGACTCTTGCCAAGCTGTCTACGTTCGTTGAGGCTGATGGCTTCGACATCAATGACGGCGTGCCTCTGGTTCGTATATACGGCGATAGCCAGACGTACACGGCCCATACCCGCAACGCAACGGGCGTGGTTGATGTGCGCTCCCGTCCGATGTATCGTAACTGGGCGGCAAGGCTCCGTGTTCGGTATGACACCGATCAGTTCAAGATGGTTGATGTGTTGAACCTTGTGTCCCGTTGTGGACTGCAAGTAGGAATTGGCGCGGGTCGTCCCGACAGCAAAGCCTCGGCTGGCTGCGGGTTTGGCCTGTTCCAAGTGGTCCCGAGCAATCGGGAGAAAGAGGTGATCTCAAAGTTTGGGATCAAGTGAGGGGGCTGTATGTGCAAACTTGATAGAAGGCGGGATTCTTTAAAAGGAGCGCCATACATAATTGTCACGGAAGGATGCTGTAAACGCCATGTGAGAGGATGGCTTGATAGAAATCCTATGTGGGAACAACATCCAACACTACCCAAAACATTAAGACATTTAAAAGAAAGGGAAACAGAAGAATCAACCTCAGATTAAACGCCGCAGGCTCGTCAAGTCTGGGACAGGCTGGGCTTGTACCGGCCCGGTGCGTTTAGGCTCGGCAGGCCAGGATTGGCGCGGCAAGTTGAGGTGCGGTCGAGTCTGGTTTGGTACGGCAGGTGTGGCTAGGCTCGGAGAGGCGCTTTTGGGCGCGGCTCGGCATGGTTAGTTACTGTACGGCAGGCTAGGAGCGGCGCGGCTCGATGCGGTTTGGTTTGCTTTGGTACGGCAGGCTCGGCGCGGTTTGGCTTGGTATGGTACGGCTCAATTGGGTATGGCAGGCCAGGAACGGACGGGCAAGTTGAGGTGAGGTCTGGTAAGGCCCGGTTGGGTACGGCACGGCAGGCTAGGAGCGGAGCGTCTCGGCTCAGCAGGTTCTGGTCTGGTTTGGCACGGCAGGCAAGTTGTGTCATGGTCGCGTTGGGCGCGGACGGGTTCGGCACTGCATGGCAGGCGGGGCATGGCGTCGAGAGGTGACGTGTGGCGTGGTACGGTCCGGCAAGGCAGGTTAGGAGAGTCCGAGTTAGGCGTGGTATGGCAAGGACTGTTTCGGCAGGCTAGATGGGGCACGGAAGCGCGAGGTGCGGTGTGTCTTGGCAGGTTAGGCGGGGCTAGGCAGCGCAAGGACAGGCTCGTACAGGTACGGCAGGCAAGGCGTAACTTGGAATGGAAGGACTGGGCAAGTTCAGGTTTGGCAAGGCAGGTTAGGCTAGTCTCGGTTTGGTAGCGCACGGCATGGCAGGGACTGGTTTGGCAGGCAATTTTTTAACTCAAGGAGAAACACATGGAACAGGAACGTAAGTTGTTGACAAAGATGGCCCGTCAAAATGGCGGTGTCCTGAGGGTAGACGATGTGCTGCAAGAAGCTCAAGATGAGAGCAGCATCCTTCACAAGCATTTTGAGTGGGATGACACAGAGGCAGCAGTACAGTACCGTAAGCATCAAGCGCGGGCTTTGATTGCCCGTTGCAAGATCACAATGGTTGAGACATCGCCCGTTGAGATCAGGGCATTTGTTAGCCTGCCCACTGACAGGGAAGCTGGCGGCGGTTACAGATTGACATCCGAAGTGGTGAACAACGAATACATGAAGGCCGAGATGCTTCGTGATATTCAAATGACGATTGCCCGCTGGACACAGAAGCTGCACCTGCTGGATCAAGACTTGGCCGACGCCATCCTTGAACTTGAAAGCCGTGTCAGTTTGCCAGTTGAAGCCGCGGAGGCGAAGCGGGCATGAGCAAGTCTCGTACTGATGCGAAGCGCATCACTGTGCCAGTGACAAAGGACATTGACCTGATCCGCGAGCGCATCAAACGCGACACCGGCATCGACATGACCTACGTGCAGATTTTCAATTTTCTGATTCACTTCTACGTCCAGCGGGCGAGTGAACCCAAGAGCAGATGGAGGGCTTTGGAATGACACTCATTGAAGCAGCAAAGCAGGCGCTGGAGGCGCTGGACGCCTATTCGTGGGAGCAGGTAAACGCAGCAAGAGCCGCTCTCCGCACAGCTATCGAGCAGGCTGAGAAGCAGGAGCCGGTGGCGTGGCGTTGGGTTCCATCAAAGGTGTGGCATGACTACGTTATGAGCGATGACCCGGAACGAGCGAAACTGGCGCGTGAGCACGGAATTGAAGTGCAACCCCTCTACACCACCCCGCCCGCAGCACAGCGCCAGCCGCTGACGGATGAGGCTATCTGGCGGCAATACCAAGCCCTGTGGCCGTTTCATCCGGCAGAGGAGCCACGGCTCGCCAAAGACATCGTCAAGTTCGCCCGCGCCGTCGAAGCAGCGCACGGCATAAAGGAGAAGAACACATGAAGATTCGGTTCAAGCAGTGGCTGCATCCTCAGATGGGTGTTGTGCCTGTAGACCCCAAGACACCCTTGGTGCTGGAGGCAGAGATTGAGCGTGAGTGGGTCGGGCTGACGGAGAAAGACTTCTCGGCGATTAACCAATCCTGCCTGACCAAACTTCAGGCCGCGACAAGCGCCGAGTCAATCCTTAAGGAGAAGAACACATGAAAGATGACGACGACACCCTGTGCTACCGCTCAGAGCTTGAGGCGGCGGTGAAAGCAGCCGTTGCAGCCGAGCGTGAGGCGTGTGCGAAAGTGGCAGAAAACAGAATGCTGTTGGACGCATCTGTAAAAGAAAACGTGGCACACCATACTGCTTGCAAGAACATTGCCGCTGACATCAGAGCAAGGGAGCAAGAATGAGCAAGCTCAAAACCCTGACCATCCCTGATCACCACAAGGTGCAGGCCAAAGTGGTACTGAACGAGGCAATTGACGAGTTGCCAGACAGTGTGATCGTGTTGTGCTTCTGGAAAGACAGGGGCCAGTTCAAGATCAAAGTATCCACTGTGCCTGACCGGCTTACCCTGATCGGTGCGCTGGAGGAGGCGAAGAACAAAGTCATTACGGATGGGTATGCATCATGAAACCATTAAGCAAGCTACACGCCGAGGCTGTTGCCAAGGCAAAGACAGACAATGAGAAAGTCAAGGCCGCAGCGGTTGCCATGATTGAAACGCCGATGGAGATGATCCGCGCCATATTGCTCAAGCACGAGCAGGCGGTCATTGAGGTGATGCGTGAGTTGGCAAAGGAGCGCGACAGAGCGCGTGAACTGCTTGAACGCTGCGAGAACGAAATGCGCTACGCCGGGTGGACTAAGTTGGAGTCCGACAACCCGGCACGGAACGGCGTGTATGAAGATGTCAAGGAGTTTTTGAAATGAGTGGAGACCACAACATGAATCAGAAACCACCAGTAAAAACATACTGTGGTGGCAAGCCTAACTATTGCACATCTGAATACGCCTCTGGTGTCATGGCAGAGCGACAACGCATCGTCAACCTGCTGATGATCCAGCACGAGGCGGCAAAAGGAGCGCACAACTACTGGCACGTTGCAGCGCAGTTAATTCAGGCAGACGTAGCGAGTGACACATGAGCAAAATCCACCCGATAAATGCCAAGTGGGATGCAGTTGCTGCACTGACTTGCGCCCTTGAAGAAACCGAACCCGATGAGCAGGTGCTTGTGATTGTTCGAAAAAAGGACATGACTAGATGCAAATACGCTGCCAACATCACCAATATGGAGGTGCATTGGGAGTGCTCGCGGCTTGCCGCTGAGGTTGTTACTGGGAGGATGGAATCATGAACCGAACATCCATCGAGGCGATTAACCTCGTGCTGGCAACCCTGAACTTTGACGATGCGTATCCAGCCCAACGCAAACTGCTGCGCGAAGCTCTGGAAGCGGCCAAGCAGAGTCAGGAGCAAATCTCAGGGTTGAGCGCATTGTGTGAGACGTTGAACAAACTGCAAGAGACTGCCGTGCAAATGATCCAGCCCGCTGTGGATGCTGCGGTACACAAAGAGCGTGAGGCGTGTGCGCGGATTATTGACGGTATGGCAGACGACATGGAGCGAGAGATGGAATCCAGCTATGCGATTTCATGGGTGAGAAGTAAAGCCGCCGCCATCCGAGCAAGGGGGCAAGCATGAAAGAAGACATCATCCGCATGGCGCGGGAGGCTGGGTTTTATGACGGCGAAATTGGTAGGGCAGAAGACGCGTTTGAACGATTCGCCGCCCTTGTTGCTGCACGATGCGCTGAGATTGCATACGAAGCCGAGCCGTTTCATTCTGCGGACCTGATCCGCAAAGCGTTTGGGGCAGAACCCAAATGACTCGCAAATACCCCCCGTACACCGCCGAAGAATGGTGGGAGTTTGCGCGTGATCAACAACTTAATCTGGCCATGTTCTATCACGACAAGTTGCACCCCGAGCACCGCAGGGTGTGGGAGTGTTTATTTTTGTGGGCAACGCCCGACCTATGGAGAGACCCAGAATGAAAGCCGTAGAGTTTGTAGTACACCAAGTCATGCAAACAGGTGATGTTTCGGAGGACGGCCAAGCTGTCTTTTCGTTTTACACATCTAATTACTGCGACGGCGAAACTGAGCAAGCCTTGGCAGTGATTTCCAAAATCTGGGATTGTGATGTTGAAGTCACGTTAACTGCACACATGCGGGTGCGGGACCTATTCAACGATATGTACGACATGTACGGCCTCTACAACAACGAGCCCTATACGATAAGCAAAGAAGACAAGTTTCGCTTTGATGCTTTGCGAGCAGACTGTGAATGGATCATTCAACAGCTTGACAAAATCAAAGTACTGTCGCCAGAAAAAAAGAAACCTGACCCTCGCATGCCAAACTTTGCACCAAGGAAAAAGAAATGATTGACCCAAACAAACTTCAGTACTTCACCACTGCTTCCTGGCTGCGCGGCTACGCACAGGGGCTTGATGAGTACCAGCACAAAACACTCATTCATAAACTCAACCAAGCTGCTGACCTCTTGGATCATGTGTGGGGACGTTATATAGAGGAGCAGGAGGATAACAAGTTTGGAGGTACAGAATGAAATTCAGAAAGAAACCGGTGGTCATTGAGGCAACACAGTGGTTTAAGGATGGTGATCATCCCGTGGTGTACATGCATCCTGCGGACCCCGTGATTGGCAGGATTCATACCTTGGAGGGCATTCACTACGTGACCCCCGGCGACTGGATCATCACCGGCGTCAAGGGTGAGCACTACCCCTGCAAGCCCGACATCTTTGAGATGACGTATGAAAAAGTAGAGGACACCAAATGATTGACAAAAAGTTCATGTCCTTGAGCGCCAAAGAGATGGAACAAGCGCTCTCAGAAATGGATGAGGACTTGCGAGACCACTTGCGCTTTGTAATATCATCGTTGATTGAATGTTACTTGGACGAAGACACCCACGGCCTTGTAATGATCAACAACAACAACCGAGACGGCTTGGCCTTGATCGCTCTAAACGCCACCGAAATGGACGCCGCGGAGATGATGATCAAAGCCAACGAACACATCAACGCCATGGCCATGCAAGACGCCCCCCCAAAGGAGAAATTTAATTGACCCAAGAGGACAAAATCCATCTCATCAAGATGGCCAATGATGCATCTCGAGACAGCTACCCCGCCTGGGTTCAGACAAACTTTGCGTTGGCAGAAACAATCAAAAACAAGGACAACAATTAATGAAATGTCCTTTGTGCAGTGCAGCAACAGACGTAGTAGAAACCAAGAACATCAACGGCATAGTCATCCGCCGACGACATTGTTATAACGATCACTCTTTCAAAACCCAAGAGCTAGCCATCACCACCCCCAAGCCGCGGCGAATCCTCAAATCAAAATCAAGCCCTACTGGAAACACGAAGAAACAAAAATGAACTTGAATGAACGACTCGAAGAACTTCGCAACTTGTACAAAAGTACAGGTGACGAGCAGTGGTTGCACCGATACAACGAGTGCCAGTACATCCGTGAGAAAGTCCTGATCATCAAATTTGACAACCAGATCATCGACAAATCTAAGAAGTACGACCCTCTCGAGCACCAGCGTGCTGTCTAAAGGTGCTGTGTTTTGACATCTTTGGTGAGTGCTAGGCTCGGCTGGACATGGGATTGCCTACGGGAACTGAATCCCGTTGGCAACTTTCCACATCCCCGGAGCCGTAGCTGAGTATCGTGTGGGGTGGACTCACATCAGGCTGATCCACCTACGGGCACTTTCCGCATCCTGCTGCGTCTAGCTTGGCCGCCCGTACCGCAAATGCCACCCGGTGGACTTGAACCCCCGGACATCTACGGCGTCATCCCCAATTGCGCTTGCATCTTCTGTGCGCTCTCGCCCCAGACCAGAACGTTGTAGGGTCGGTGGACTGCGGACTACACCCGAAGGCTTCCTACGCTTCCCTCATGCCGACCCAGAACCCGATAGACTTCTGGAGCACAGCTGGGCGTGGAAAACAAAAAAGCCGATAAGACAGACCCCGGTGGAATGACACCAATCTTTTGGACTGGCGCAACCCCATTACGGGGTCGGGATCTGACTTATCGGCTCTTGCTTAGCATTCCACTGCCTAGCAATGGAACGAACTTTACCGGATCTTTTAAGCCCCTGTCAAGGGGTCAACAAAGATTTTTTCAAACAGTGCAGGTGACCACACGACCGTTGGCTGTTATGGCGTGGGTGGTGCATTGAGCCCAGGCGCTAGTGGCCAGGACAATGCTCAGTGCGGCAAGGATACGTTTGGCCATAAAAAGATCCCTCTGGCCGAAAGCGAGGTCAGGACCAGAGGGATAGTCACCAAGAAGACTAAACGAAATGACAACTGCAAGGAAATCCCTAACCTTGCACCTTCATTTTAATCACACCTCTTGAGCAGTTCAAGGGCTTCCTGAACGCTGTTCACTATGGCAAGCATACCGCCCTTCCAGTTCTGGAAGAACTTTTCTTCCTCTTCAGTCAGCTTCCTGGCAGACGGTGGCTTCCGGCCATCTTTGACCTCCATGAGGATCGTGTAGCCGCGGTACCCAACCAGCAGATCCGGCAGTCCATCGCCCTGGGTGACGACCCGTACGGTAGCACCACACGTCCTCAAGGCGCTGACAATCTGCTCCTGATTCGCATCAACTCTTGCTGCTCGTCTCATGGTTTTCCCTACATTGCAACAGTTAGGTTCGACGCCTGTTGACACCTACATTCATAGCAGGTACATTTCAGTCTATCACATCTGATGAGAGCGCCATGAAGATCACCAACAACTTCGATTTGCCAGAGACTTTTCTCAATGTCATCAAGCGTCCTACGTACTCCAGTCAAGGATCTCAGATCACCGTAACTCAGATCCTCAACTCGCCGCGGATCGTCAACCTCACGCGCAAGCACTGGGATGAACTCGAGCAAGATGCCAGCGACTCTGTCTGGTCTCTCTTTGGTTCTGCTGTCCACAACATCCTGCAGCATGGCCGCGATGAGAACCATGTCGTTGAGCAGCGCCTGCACATCGAGTTCGATGGCTGGTCAATCAGCGGCGCTATCGATCTTCAGGAAGTCTATGACGACGGGGTGGTGATCAGCGACTACAAGGTCACTGGTGCATGGTCGGTGATGAATGAGAAGTCTGACTGGCACAAGCAACTGAACCTCTATGCATGGCTCGTTGAGAACGTCAAAGGCCAGCACGTCAAGGGCCTGCAGATCGTAGCTATCATCCGTGACTGGTCACGCCGTGATGCCCTAACGAAAGACAGCTACCCCAAGTCACCAGTTACAGTGATCAACATTCCCCTGTGGTCACAAGAAGAACGTGAAGCCTACGTCAAGTCTAGGCTCACGCTACACAATGATGCGTACTTCAGCGCCAACAGTGATGACACGTTGCCTGAATGTACTGCAGACGAGATGTGGGAAAAGCCCACTACCTACGCTGTCAAGAAAGATGGCGGCGTTAGGGCAAAGAGCGTTCACCTCACAAAGGAGGACGCAGAGAAAGCGATGCCCCCAAAGGGCTACATCATCGAAGTAAGAGAAGGTGATCGCACTCGTTGCTCGAGCTTCTGCTCGGTCAGCAAGTTCTGTGATCAGTATCAAACATACTTGAAAGGTAAATCATGAAGAAAGTTCTCGCAGCAATCAGCATTGCACTTATGACTACAGGTGCATGGGCATCTTGTTCTACTCATACCATCACGAGTGGTGGCAGGATGGTCACATGTACTACGTGTTGCTACTTTGGTAATTGCACTACCAACTGCTTCTAAAGGATAAAAAAATGCACCACCAACTCCAAGAAGACGACTTCGGTTTCATCAAACAAGCTATCCGCGACCGCGCTGAACTGATGATCAGGCAGATCTGCGCCCCTGTAGATATGTTTGCTGAACTGGAGGACAAAGACATTCCAGTAATCAAATTGGAAATGCCAACTTCTTCAGTGAAGAAAGCAGTAGTTGTTCGTGATCCGATTGCCCCCTATGGGTACAAAAAAGATGGAACCCCCAAAGGCCGTCCTGGCCGTCCCGCTAAGCGCAGTAAATTTAAAAGGAACTGATAAATGACAGGCATTGCCAAAGCTTTGGTGCAGGCTCAAAAAGAATTTGGGCCGGCACTCAAGTCTTCAACTAACCCACACTTCAGAACTAAGTACGCCAATCTGGCAATCTGTGTTGATGCCGTCATAGACGCACTCAACAATAACTCAATCATGCTCACGCAGAAGACTTCTATGTGTGAGGATGGCGTGATCGTGGAGACGATCTTCCTGCATGAGTCTGGCGAACAGATTAGCAGTGGGCCGCTCCATGTCCCGGCACCCAAGCATGATCCTCAAGGCTATGGCAGTGCTCTTACTTATGCTCGCAGATACAGCTTGATGACAGCATGCGGTCTAGCTCCAGAGGACGATGACGGCAACGCCGCTGCTCGACCCGTGGCTAAACAATCAGCTCCTGCTCCGGCTCCAGCGCCAGCGCCAGTTGTCAAAGCGCCTGCTGAGATGAGTGGCAAGAAAGAAGGCCCGTGGAATCTGAAGGTGTCTGCAGCACCAGATGGTGATCCAGAGTCCTGGCTTGAAGTGGTCAAGGATGTCACAACGATTGGGCTCGATACCGCCGCAAATGCGGATGACGTAATGAACTTGTTCCGCAACAACAAGAACATCTACGACCAGTACAAGGCGATCAATGCATCTGCCTATTCAGATCTCATGGTTCTTTTCAAGAACGCCAAACTGAAGTTTCAGGAGCAAGAATGAACTCAATTACTGTAGCCGGCGTAGTCGGTAAAGATGCTGAACTTGCTATCTTGCAAGACGGCAACCACGTTGCTAACTTCTCCATCGCCGACTCCCAAGGCAAGGACAAGACCATCTGGTGGAACGCAACCCTGTGGGGACGTAAGGCAGAGAGCCTCTCTTCTTACATCACCAAGGGAACAAAGGTCACCGTCGCTGGTTCTTTGTCCGAAGAGTCTTGGACTGACAAGAAGACTGGAGAAACTCGGAAGGCTTTTCGTCTCCGGGTGAACGATGTCTTGCTCCAGAGCAGCCGCCAGGAACCCAAGCCGGCTGTCCACGAACCGCAGCCTGCACCAGCAACAGATGAAGACGTGCCTTTCTAGGAGTCGTCAACATGCAAACGCTTCAGTTTGAGGCCATCAAGGTAGCCCTTAAGCAGGACAAGACAGGATACGTCCTGACCTTGTGCCTGCATCCGGACGAGATACCTGAAGCGTTGCTGAGGGATTTCGTTGGCGCTCGATATCAAGTAGTCATGGTTCGCCTAAATGGCGAGGACAAACCCATGAATAAGGATGTTGAGTACCAGCGAGATCCTGTACGAACCGCTGGCATACTCTGCAGATCTAAACCGTTTGCAGAGTATCTTATGGCCAGAGGCGAGATACTCGATGACGATGAGACAGAAGTGATCTCTTGGTTACGTCGAGCCCTTGGCATCTCGTCTCGGGCTGAATTGAAGAGCAATGAAAAAGCCGCAGAAAAACTCTGGCAATTAAACAAGGACTTTCAACTATGGACCCAAAGCGTCTGATCCCCTACTCCGTCCATCTGCCGGCAGATGTCTACAAGAAGCTAAAGGAAGCTGCAGGAGAGCGCAAAGCCTCCTCTCTTGTACGAGATGCCATCACTATTATTATCGAAGGCGATGAGGAGTTCAATGGTGGATACAACAAAGCCCTGCGCGATGTGATTGCCACTGTCAACAAAGACAAGTGGTTCCTGTCCGTCGGGGTAAACGGCGAGTCCTTTGCGAAGTACTTGGAAAAAACTCTTGAGCCAATGATTGTGAGCCGCAATGTCAAAAAAGCTGCCAAAAAAACTAGGGGTTGAAGCCCTGCTCGAGAAGTCTGACCCGGTCTCCATACAGGAAATAACCCTGCAGGATTGGTACGCTGCTTTTGCTTTGATCAACATGACCAAAGATGCAAACACTTATCAAGAGATCGCAGCAACGGCATGGGAAATCTCCGATGCCATGATGGACGAACGAAGCCGGAGGATGTGATGGAGAACGGACTGCACTACCTGAAGGTTGCCTCAGACCACATTGAGACTATGAAGCAGCGGGTATCCAAACAAGACTACGAAGACTTCCACAAAGAGATCCAGGCCGTCATGTCCGCCATGTACTGCCTTTGGGACTGGACAAATGTTCAACAAGATAAGCCCCTCTGAAAAACAGCACTTGGCTCTAGTCAAGTCATTGCCCTGCTCTGTGTGTGATGCGCCGCCCCCATCTTCGGCACATCACATCAAGCAGCATCAGCAGTACACCTGCGTTGCTCTTTGCTACGACTGCCACCAGGGGCCGATGCTTGGCTGGCATGGACAGAAAAGGGCATGGCTCACCCGTAAGATGGATGAGCTCGATGCCCTTAATGTGACCGTCAAAAGGCTTGTCGAATTACAGCTGAGCTAGCGCCCTCAAGCCCTTGACATCAACCGCTTTGAGCATTTCCTTTTCAACGCGGCGGAGCTCTTCAATCTTCTCTCCCTTTTGTTCTGGCGTCATGAGATCAGACGGTGCGTTGTTCACCTGAGAAATTGCCCTGCGGATCTTGCTCAATTCGTCTGCGATCTTCTCAGTCGTACGAGCCATCTTCAGCCTGATGACGTTCTTCTCGTCGGCCAGGAACTCTTCTATGCCCTGCGGTGAACGAACCTTGATGTCGTTGTAGGTTGCCTTGGCTTTGGCCACCTCATCCCGCAGCAGATAGAAGTCATTCTTCAGGGCATTCTCCGTGCTCTTGCCAACGAACCCGCCAGTACCCGGAACGCTTGCAATCATGTCCTTGACAGAGACCGACGGACGCTCGACAGCAGAGTCGTTGTTGATCATGAAGTTGGTTGTATACAGGAACAACCCACCCACAGATCCAAACATCCCGCGGATCAGATGATCTGCCACTATCGGTGATGCGCCGGCCTTGCCAAGTATCTTAGAAAACTCCGAGGTGGCATCCGTAAACTGCCGCTCGGCTTCCTTTTGTTTCTCAAAGAAGCCCACGACCGGCTTGCCCTGGAAGAAGTCATAGTTGACCGCCACCTCGAGCACAGGCTTGATAGCCTGCGGAACCGGTGTTGGGCTGGATACAGCATTGACCAGCGCGTCGAACATAGAAGTCCTGGCCTTCTTAGCATCCGACATACCGTTGTCAGTTAGCAGGTGATAGGTGTGCTCGGCGAGAACCTTCGGCATCAGGAACATGTCCGGGCGCAGAGGAATCCGCAAGCCAGTTCCTGGGATCACCAAAACTCGATCTCGCACCGCTGTAGGCGTATCCTGATAGTCCTCGTCCTCAGCAACCAGCATCGCATACAGCATGCTCATGGCCATCAGACCGCCTGACATGGTGGCCAGGGTAGACAGAGCCGCCATCCGATTAGACGGAGAGATGCCAGTTCCCGTAATGGTCTTCATGGCCACACGCTGAACAGACATGTACGCGTAGAAGAACGGCACCACCTGACCCAGCAGGTTGATCATCTTGCTGCTTCCGCGGCGACGGAAGTTGATGATGTCAAAGGCTTTCTCAATCGCTTCAGCTTTGCTCAAGCCTTGCTGCATCGACGCTTCGTAGACCGCCTGTCGAATAGCATTGTCAGCCGACATGGCAATGTGACTGAGAAGCTCGATGCCCTTGCCAGTGATTGTCTTGGGCGGCTTCAAGCCAGCAGCAATTTCCACATCCATCCGGGCGACAGCAGCCGAGAAGTCACGCACACCAGTTGCACCATACTTCTTGAGAAGGTTGTGCGTCTGGCTAGTCTTGGTCAGTGTCTTGACAAACTCTTTGACCGCCAGCATCGGGATCTTGAGGGCAAACCGAGGCTTCAGGCCAGAGGTAAACATGGCCGAGAACGCATCCTGCGGCACCTGGGCAACCGAGAACAAGGGGTACAAGACCACCGAGTTACGCAGCATGTCAGCAAACCAAGAGAAGAACTTGATGCTGGGGATGGCCACGTTGCTGATGGACGTGAACGCATCCATGTACAGCGGATCGGCAACCTCGTAAAGCTCCTGTTGACCGTTACGGAACACGCGAACAATGTTTTTGCCCGGCTCCATCTTGTCAACTTTGGTGGCCATCTTGGCGTCACCAACTTTGATTTCCTTGCCGAGATCAATCATCTGCAAGGCTTTGTGGTTCCTCACACTTCGATTGACCGCGTACTGACTCCAGCGCACCATGTTGTCAAACACGTCATGCACAGGAGCATTACTGCCCTTCAGGCGGAACTCCTCAGCCTTGACCTGAAGACCACGGATAAATTCCAACGGGCCGCCACCTGCTTCCAGTTGCTCGTCCCTGTAGAAAGGCACGTAGTCAACGTTGTCCAGCATGTCCTCAGCCGTCTCTATACTCCAGAGTTGGCCATCCATAAGTGCCTTGACAGCATTGGTACGGATACCCTGCCAAATGTCACTGATGTCTTTGAGCTCTGGCATGATCTCAGCCAACCGCATGCCAGGATCAATCATTGCCCGCTGGTCATCGCTGATTAAGACCTTTGCCTTCTTCAGGTCGTCTACCTGCTTACGGTATCCATCCCGCTCTGCGTACAAACGGTCACGCTTATTCGCATCAGTTTCCCTGCGAATGTCGCCGTTGACCTTGTTGATCTTCTCTTCAAGATCAGCAATCTCAGTATTGCGCCGGTCCTGCTTTGCAGCCAGTGACTTGAACCGCTTGGCAACAAAGTGGGTGTGAGCAATACGCTCAGCCTCTTGTTTGCTGATTTTGTACTTCGCAGCCAAGGCGTCAATCGACTGGGACAGCTTGATGAAGTTGTCCTCTTTCTTGACCGACACCCACTTTTTGGCTTCAGAGTCATAGGCAATCCCGCCGTCCACGATGAACTGCGTAGCCAAGGCGTCTGCATGCACAGCCTGTGATTGGCTGGCCTCGAGCAACATGCCAATAACTTCTGGGTGCTCATTCAGATCCGCCATCAAGTTGCGACGGATGTCATTGTTGAACGCAGCATCACCCGAGAACGCCATCGTCTCGAGCTTATCGGTCCACTGTTTGAGAGTAGCCTTGGCCGACTCTTTGGTTAGCTGCGGGTTCTCACCCATCTTCCGCAGAGACTCGAGGACGTTCTTCACCCGGTTTGGCTCTTCAGCCTGCTGCTGCATGCCAGTCTGTTCAAGGATGGCGGCTGCTTGTTGTGCAGGCGTACCCTCTGCCTTGGCCATTTCTTTCCGGGCATCAACCTTGGGCGGTGCTTCTGGCTCACGCTCCATGCTGAACAACTCGATGCCTTCATCAACCTTGTCCCGCATCTCAGAGGTGATGTCAAAGCCGGGTTGCGGCTCGTAATCGTAAATGTCCTTCTCGCCTGTGTCGGGATTAAATGTTGGCTCACTCTGCCTAATGTCTATTGTGGACATCTTCCCGCCGCCAAGCTTAGGCAGCAGCTTATTAAGAGCGCTGGGTACGATCTTGTCGTAGAAGGTCTTCATACCTTCGCCGCCGACTTTGAGGTCAAGGCCGCTAAAGCGCACACGCTTTTGATCGCTGGCTGTTGCGTCGATGATCTTCTGCGCCATCTCCTTACCAACGTTGTCTTCAAGTTCTTCTGGCGTCAGACCGCTGCGATTAAAGTCTTTCCCCTCTTTAGTTGAAACATCAATTTCATATGTTCCATTTGGTCTACGCTTAGCATCGATGCGGTCAATAGATTTGCTTAGGTCATACCGATTAGCAGACTGCTCACCATTGACAAACGCCACCTTGTCATAGCCACCTTCAGCAGCCATGATCATGATGCGTTTGAGGGCAAGGTTCAGCCAGCCTTCAGTCTTGATGACGAAGGGGGCGGTTGGAATTGCTGATCCACGCTCGGCCTCAATTCCACCTCCAAGCTCATCTTGCAATTCATAAAAATAATCATACTGATCTTCTGGGAGTGTGTTATCAAGGAACTGTTTGTATAAACGTTGATACTCAGCATTTTTACCAGTTAGTTTGCCAGCAAAACCTTTCTTCTTGCCTTCTTGACCCCAGTCAGATTGGATCTCCTCAATGAACAGAACCTTGTTGCCATCGGCATCGGTCCTGTCATTGACCCGGATGTGGGCGAGGACGTTAGGCTGATCCCAGTGACGAGAACGATAGACATTACCTGCTTCGCCTCGCATCTCTGCATAACGATCCTCAAGGGTCTGCTGAACTGGTAATGTCAGCAACACCTCACGGTAGTTTTTGCCACCGGGTAGGGTGTACTGACCGTACTTGGTGGGGAGGATCTCAGGAGTCTCCGGGAGACCATTCAGGCGGACCTCCTCGCTTAGCCTTCGGTACTCGGCGATTTCCTCCTGGGTTGCGTCGCCAGCATCAAGAGCGTTCTCGAGCTGGCTCATTCGCACAACGATAGGCGGCCGCTCGCCATTGCGGCGACCCAACACCGTCTCCTCAACCTGCACACCATTGGCATCAAGGTACTCTTTGACCTGATCTTTGGTGACCCGGCCTTGCTGTAGATCCAGCCAGTCATTGATACCAGTCCACTCAAGTTCGTTCTGTTTGACAACGCCCTTGTTGACCATGCCTTTGAACATGGCCTTCCAGCCATCGACCGGCGCAGCCTTAACAGTAGACTTTGAAACAGCGTCAGAAAGTGCAGAGTAAAAGCCGATAGGGCTTACCTCTCGTCCCTCAGCACGCTCAAAAATCTGACCCTTACCTTGGCCAAACAGAGACCCACGACCAGGGATGGCCGTCAGTTTGTCAGTCAGGTTGATGATCTCAGTCAGTGCATTGACATCTTTGATGCCAAGCAGATTAGCAACCAAGCGGGTAAATTGAGTCCAAGCACTGCGATTGCCCTTGTAAGGGATGTTCATCAGCAAGAACTGAAAATCAGGATTGCTGTTTGCCTCGCTTACAAATTCAAAAGCATCGGCCATGCCATAGACCTGAGTCTGGAATTTGCGCGGCCTTTTCTTGCCATCCCAGCCCATGCCCTTCTTGGCAAGCTCTACCTTGACGTATTGATACAGGGCTTCAATCTCTTTGACAATAGGCTGCTGACGCGCATTAGGCGCAAGCATAGACTTGACTGTCAAGCCATGAACAATCTCATGTACGCTAGTGCTCTCATCCCCAGCGTAGTCAGAACGCATGACGATAGAGTCTTCGCCTGAGTTGTACAACCCAATGGCGTTTGGATACCTTGGAAAACTACGCTGTGCTTTCTTCAGCGTGATTTTGTTCCTGTACTTCTGCGAGATCTCTGCAATCTTTTTGACAACAGGATTGCTGCTCTTGGCCAGCGCATCAATTAGCGCACCGAAGTTACCTGCTTTATTAGCAGCCTCAACCTCAGGGTTCTGACGCAAGACCGGCAAGCGTTGTGCCAACTCAGCTGCCGACTTTGGCGGTTCAACAGTAGGCGGTGGAGGCTCTGTAGGCGGTGGCTCTGTGGGAGGAGGCTCAACAGGCGGAGTCTCTGCCGTAGGCGGCTGAAACCGGCCTACGTCAACATCAGCGAGATTGCGAGACAGCGCCCTTCTCAGAGTGTTCCTGAGCAAAGCCTCTGCCTCTGTCCTCTCCTCTGCGGTGGTCGATGCATCAAGACGATCTTGAATAGCATCTGCCGCTGACTGCTCAGCACTGGTCAATACCAAAGGCAGTCGTTTCTCAGTGTCCAATGTGGGCGTAGCACTGGCAACAAATTGCCGCTTGCCATCACTGACCACGTTATCCACAGCAAAGTCACTGTTGCTGTCGCTAATCCTCTTTAGCTCTATCTGCGTCTCAGTTGCCGGAGCCCTGGCTTTGAACCCACCAGGGGCAACAATTCCAGGCTCACCTGTTTCGGTGTAAGTAAACGGCAAGGGACGACCAGCCTGTCGCTCAGCTTCCAAAGCCCGCTCAACGTCAGCACGGGTTATGCGGCCATCGTCATAGTCCCGAACAAACCGCATAGCAGCTGGCGTGTTTGTAGCCCTTGCACGATTGACATAGGCGTCAACCGGGTCAATGATGGGCTCTGCCGGCGGCTTCGTAATAGCCGTCTCAGGTAGTCCTGGCGTCAGTTCAACAGGACGATCAAGCGATGTAATGGCAAACCGCCCCTTAGCCGTGGGGTGAGGGATGATGGCCAGACTATTAGGATCGCCGCCCTCGTTCTTCAGCATGTCCTGCATCACCATCAGGCGATTACGGGCACCCTGTTCATTCAACGGACGGTTATCAACAATCTTGGGCTCTCTTGGCCGCTCAGGTTTGGTCCCTTCCGGCATAACGCCAGTGCTTGTGGGCAACCCAGCAGCCAGACGGCGCTCATCGACTTGTCGCTGTTTCTCAAGCAACCGATCCATGGGCGTGGCCATAGGCATCGTTTCTGCCATACGACCAGTATCCATAGGCTGAACCACAGGCACAGAAGGACGAGGGCCGAACCTCCTGGCGCGTTCTTGTTCCTGTTCTACAGCCGCATCTATGTCCTCCTGAGCCTTGCGCATCCTGGCAATTCGTGCTTCTTCCAGGCTCATAGGCTGCATTGGTGCAGGAGCAGCTACCCCAGTAGTTCTTTCAATCGCTGTCTGGAGTTCTGATGGCGGGGCTGGAGGTGCTGGCTCTTCTACGAAAGGAGCCTGCGGAGCAACAGGCGCAGCGGTTGGCCTTGCAAAAGCAGCCACAGGAGCACCACCCAGGGCACCCATCAAACCTTCCTGAGTCGCAGCACCAGCTGCACCCTGGAAAGTAGGTACATCAAATCCTTCTCGTTGCAGTGCCAGATTCTGTGCAACCCGCTCTTGAGCCGCCTGTGCAGCTTCAGTACCTGCCTCAGCCACCGCGGTAGTACCGACGCGCCTTCCAAGGCCAGCAGGCAATCCCTGCCTACCACCAGGGGTCAGCAGCCGTTCTGCACCAAACCGTGCTGCACCGTATCCAAGCGCACCACCCAGTGCAATCTGCTCGAAGTTGTTGCCAAAATACTCTTGCGCCCGGACCGCCTTGGCTTGAGCAACATTCTCCGGAGTGCCAGCTTCAATCTCAGCCCTTAGCACCCCTTCATAGATCGAGCCCTTGACAGCACCAAGTCCTTGAGCCGTACCAATTACCGCCGGTGCGGCATCAGCAGCAGCAGTTACGGCACGGACAGCCCCAGGAGCCAGACGCAAAGCAGCCGCCGCGGGAGCAGCAAACAATGCCGGCAAGTACGGTACAAACGAACCAATAGCCTGAGCCGTAGATTGAAGCGGTGCCTCGAGAACATTCCGTAGACCCGCCCCAATTTCTGCCAGCGTTCCTTCTTTCTCAGCAGCCTGCATCCGGCGCTGTTGTCTTTGCAGTTCAGCTTGACGCTCAGGAGTAAACGTCTCCTGAAGTGCTTGACTTGCCCTTTGCAATTGCTGCGATGCAACATTGTCTGCGCCTGCAACATCGGTAAGTGCTTTGGTCCCGCCAACCGCACCAAGGCCGAAGGACGTTGCCAGATCTCTAAGTGAAAAGCCCGCAGCCCCAAGCTCTTTTGCAGGCTTAGGAGGAGCAATCCCAAAAGCTTCCGGGTACTTCTTCTGAGCTTCTATAAGCGCATCCGTAGGATCTTCATTTTCCAACAGTGGAAACCAAGAACCATTAGGAAGTTGAACTGCTTTTGGCATAGAAAACTCTTACATCAATTGGGCTTGGCGAACACCCATTTTCTGCGCCGTCGCTTCAATTCTATTACCTAGGTAGCGGGTTGGAAACATCCGCAACAGTAGGTCTGAAAGCGCTAACAGCAGAACGAATTGACCTTGCAAATTCTAGCGGTGTCATGGGCGTTGCAGGAGGAACTTCTTTCTTCGCGTCTGCCACATGCTTGGCGTAAAGCTCAGCAAGCTTTGATTCGGTCATCCGGTCTTTAGATTCCACAAGCGCCGAAAGACCACTACGCAATCTTTCTGCGTCTGTGCTGCCAGTACCCAGCATCATTGCACCGCGCAACTCAGATGGAAGCATAGCGGCTGTCCGTTCCCGGCTCCGTATTTCCATTTCTGCAAGTTCTCTACGGTTCTGTGCATCAAACTGCGCAACGCCCACTTTAATCTGGTTGTCCACCATCTTCATGGCGATATCGCGGTTTACACCGTACATCTGCATGTTGGACTTAATCATGTCCTCGCGGGCGCTGATACCGGCATTTTTCACTTCGCCGCGGACCCTGAGCAACTCGCGGGCAGACATCTCGCCGCGCTGCGCCTCAGCTTCATCCAAACGATCCCGTGCGTCGGCGAGCTTTTCTTGTGCGCTACGAATCCGATCCAACCCCAAAGCATACTGTTCGGTACCGACCTTGACACCTTTGCCAAGCGCCATACCGATTCCACCGGGCGTAGACATCATGGCGGCACCAGCCTGCAAAAGTGCCAAGCCGATGCCTTGATCTTTCATATTGGCAACTTCTTCTTCTCGAATACCAAGGCGTTCTCTGCGGCCTTTGAAGATGTCATCAAACCTCTTCTGAATGGCTTCGACACCTGCAGCCTCTTCTTCCTTGGCCTTAACGCGTTCTTTGCCAAGCGCCTCAATGTCCTTAGCAAACTGGTTGGGCTGCGTTGCTGCAGACTCCAGCGCCTTTTTGGTCATTTCGCCAACGTCCAGATTTGGACGCGCAGCTACAGGAGCAGCGGGAGCGGCTGGACGAGCATTAGCAGGAGGACGTTCGCCAGCAGGAGGACGAGAACCAGCTGGAGGACGAGCCCCAGCAGGGGCAGCCCCAGCGGCGGGACGGTTTCCAGCAGGAGCAGCAGAAGCGGGAGCAGCAGGTGCACCAGAAGCGGCAGCAACAGCGGGGGCAGCAGGGACTGGTCGGCCTTCAACAAGTGCGTTGTAACGCGCTTCTTCAGCACGTCTTGCCTCTTCTTCGGCACGTCTTGCATTTTGCCTGCGCAATGCGTTTTGCCTGCGTAGCTCGTCCAAAGCCATTTGCTCCGGCGTAATATAAAAGCCATCCATCATGCCGCCAGACTGATACCGCTCAACCGGGCCGCCCTCGTCAAACGCAACAATGCCGCCGTCAGCAAACTCCATCTCACCTGCGGGAAGTTGTGCGATGCCGACATCTTCGGGCATAGGTGCGGCCATGCTCTGAATCACTTGGTCTACAACCTTGGGTTGCTCAGGAACGATGGCTTGTGCGCCTTCTCGCATTTGCTTACGGCGGTTGGATTCCGACAACGCCAACGACAAGATGTACGGGTCGTTCTTGTGCATCTGCGCGTACTGCTGCAGCGCCTGATCAGGCAACCGTGCAAGCTGCGAAGTGATCTGGTTGACGTTAATCATCTCAAGCTCCCAACTTCATCAGAGCCAGATCGGCCAGACCGGCGGGCATGTCTTCGATCTCACCACCTTCGGCAAATCTGCGACCGCCTGCCAGGTATGCGCCGCCTAGTGCAGTGCCAGCGCCCAATAGCTGGGACCCCAGACTTGGCGGTGCTTGGTACATGGTTTGCACAGTGCCCATCGGCGTGCCGCGCAGTATGTTCGACATGAACTCCAACTGCTGATACGGATACCGCTGCTGGTCGAGGAAGTCTTGGTATCTCTGACCAAGGCGTTGCTGCTCTAGCTGCTGTTGCTGCTCGCCAAACTGGGACTGTAGGCCCATAATATCTTTGCGCTGACCAAACTCTGTCTGGCCCAACTGCCCCATCTGTCCTGCCCCTTGAAGCGCGGTCTGCAATCCCTGCAAACCTAGATTGGCTCCGTACTGGCGAGACTGCTCACGAAGCTGTTGCTCACGTGCAAAGTTCTGCTGAGCCTGATCAAAGGCTGACATCAGGCCACGAGCGCGGATGTCACCCATTTGAGTGCCCAGGTTACGCTGGCGCTCTGCCTCAACGATAGCCTGACGGCCACCACCAAACGCTCCGGAGCGAACCGCCTGCGCCTGATCAGCCATACGCTGCATCTCAGACGAACGCTGGGCTTCACGAAGCTGGGGCTCCATCGCCATCTCGACGAACGGGTTCATGTACTGAGCAGCGCGGCCAGAAGTGAACTCTCCCATGCGGTAGGGGTCATACGTTGTGCCCAAGGCCCCGTACGTAGCAGCACCAGCTAGCTGCCCAGCTTGCTGCCCAAGTTGAGATGGCTGCATTTGCGCTGCTGCCGATTGAGCCTGTTGCTGCATTGGCGTAAAACCAGCGGTCCGCTCACCGCCGTACGTCTGATATGGGCTCTGATTAATGTCTGTCAGCGCAGAAGCTTTGCCAAGAGTCTCTTTGGCGTACGGCTTGGCCCACTCTGGCAGATCAGAAACTTGTGTTTGAGAAGCAGGGGCCGAACCGCCACCGCCGCCGCCAACACTCAGAATAAACCAGTCGGGGTTGAACAACCACTTCCAAAGCTTAAACATTTAAATGCTCCTTGCGGTAGTCGTCAAACCGCTCATAAAACACAGCTTTCCAGACATCTGGAAGAATCTCTTTTGCTTTCTCTGGGCCAACACAAACATGTACGGCGTAAGCCACGATATTGCCAGCAGCGTACCGCAGACTGTGCGCAATCTCAATCCCATGCGGGTCTTTGTTTCGCTCAAAAGTATTTGCAGTTTCAAACGAAGAAACTACAACTAACCACATCGGCAAGATGGCGTCTTGGATACTGCGGTAAAACGGGTTGGCCGGAAGATAAACAAGCGCGGTCAGGAAGGCTTGGTTAATGGTGTCATCGGATACATCCTTATCCTTGTCCACCATGTCATCCCAAGCATGCGACAAAAAGATAAACGCCCGAAACATATTCAGGGCGTCTTGGTTCCCTCCGAACCACTCAAGTTTGCCTTCGTCGATGTTCATGCTGGCAGGTACTTCTCGGCACGGGTATTCTTGGCCACCTTGCCTTTGCCGGTGGTTTTACCCCGAGCACGTTGCACACGGTCCATCATGGCGTAGAGCTTACGCGCACCAGCCTCGGTCGAGCCGTTACCCAGTTCAGAGACAATCCGGGCCGGTACCACAAACTCACCATCTGCAAGACGGGCGGGACGTTTATTTGCAATCGTGGCAGGGATAGAGTCAGAGACCCCGTCACCAGGGCCACGCAGCAGCCTGCCGCCATCAGAGTAGTCGCCAAGGTGGGAGTACCCGCCGCCCGCCATAGCTGCAAGACCGCCCGCCGCGTAATAACCGCCGCTTCCGTCGCCGCTATACCCCCCGCTGTCAACTCCCCCATATCCGCCGGAAACGTCTCCACTTGGACCGGCAGCAGTAGAGTCGGCGCTTCCAAAAGCGGCACTTATGCCCGCTTCATTTGCTGCTGCGTTGGCGGCATGATCAGCAGAGGCTTGTGCAGCCGCCGATTCTGCTGCGCCGAGCGCATTAATCCCGGGGCCCGCTATAGCATTACCCAAGCCAGTCAAACCCAGACCAGCCAAGCCTTGTCCAAACCCAATCGCCCCCATACCAAAATCGTTGGAACTGGGGCCCGCAGCAGCCAAATCACCACCCGCGCCACCAAAATTCATTGTGCGACCAGAATCACCAGCTTTTGTCGGTTTTTGCGGCTCAACCTTTTTGTATGACTGCGTCAGCGGGTCATAGGTGTAACCGTTCCGCGTTTCATCCCCGTACCCAGACAGGGGTTTAAAACCAGAAAGCCCCCCGTCAGCCATACGCTGCATCCCGGTAGACATATCCACACCCAAGTCTGAAACACCGCCGCGGGCATTTTGCATGTCGTAGACGTTGGCATCGGACATGTCTTCTACGGGGCCGCCCATTGCCATGCGGGTAAATGTCGGGCGGAAATATGCATACTCTCCGCGATAGTCTGACGGATACGCCGCCATAGGGTTGTCAACACGACCGGGGGAGTAGGCGTAGCGGAACTGTTCGTTGTCCACCGGAGCCAGTGCGTTATCCTCTTCCTCACCAAGCAGCAAAGGCAGTCCTGTTGCAGCGCCATACTTGAGCAGCCCCTTGCCGCCGCCTACTCCCGCCTCGGACATGAACGCTTCGCGCCCACCGGCTTCGGTAAGATTTGTCAGTCCGCGTCCCATTTGAGACAGGTTTTGTCCAAATGCCGAAGGCGTTGTCGGTGGAGCAACCGGCGTAGAAAAAGGCATGCGGGGGGTGCCCATCGCTTCCACATGGGAGCCTATATCGAGTGCGGGGGATTGACTGAAAAACTCAGGCATTGGTGCAACTGGTGAAACACCAAAAGCTCCTGTACCCAACCCGCTAGGCAACGCAGCGGCGGCGGCTTGATCCCGCGCCAGAGCCGACCCCATAGATTCCATAGCGGCGGTATTTGCAGCCTCTGTGGCTCCAGCACCAGCAGCCCCAGCACCGCCAGCAGCCATCAAACCGCCTGCAAGACCGGCACCGCCGTAGGCACCAAGACCGGCCATCAAACCCTTACCCAAATCGCCCGTACGCGCCGTTTCTAGCGCCCCGACCCCAAGGCCGATGGTTGCGGGCATGCCGAGCCCAAAGAGCCCAGGCATAGCCGCGCCTGCTGCCCCACCTGTGAGTGCCATCGCCCCCACACCCAGGATCATCGGCAGCAAGTTGTCCAAGAACCCCGCCTCGGGCAAGCCAGTCTCAGGGTTAATACTTAGAGACCCGCCGTGGGCCATTGCCAGCGCCTGAAGCCCCGCGACTTCGCGTGGGCTCATGTGGATAAGCTGTGTGTCCGGCCCCCGACCACGGGCAGCCATATCTTGGGCAAGAACTTGTAGGCTCATTGGGGCCTCACGAGAAAGGGGTTGATCGAGTCTATCATGGGGGGTTTATTTGATCAATTACCGGCTGATCTCTTCCCAGTCCAGAGAACCAAGAACCTGATCGCCGTTGGATGCAGCCGTGCAAGCCAGCGTAATCTCATAGGCCGTCGCGGTAAATGGGTTGCGCTCAAGCTGGGTGGTGAACAGCGCAGCTTTCAAAATGTCCACGCTGGTGGCCCCTTGGTTGGAGCCTTGGAAATAACCCGTCGCCAAGATGCGGCCCCCGGTCGAAGAGAACGATGTGCCGGTGATGTTGTACTCAACAGAAGAGTTTGTGCCTGCACTGACCCAAGTGCCACCTGTCGTGGTGCCGTTTACAACCACCGACCACTGATAGTTTGCATTGTTTGTGATGCCCAAAATTGATATCGCGGTCAGGATGGCGATACCGTCCAACCGCGTTGATTTCAAGCGGAACGACACAATAGGGTAAACCGTCCCAGCAGTGGTCAGGGTTTTCGGGGTTGTGATGGGGGTACCGGCCGACAACTGCGCACCGCGTAGTTCATATCCACCCTCAGAGATTACCGTCGAGCAAACCTGTTTAAGGGTGCTGGCTCCGGTCGTTGCAGCCACGTTGGCCATCTCATACCGCAGCGGCAATGAAGCGGTGGTGATATAGGTGGTGTTGACCAAATTGGCGTGGTCAAAGTTGTGGCACGGAACAAATGCTCCGTTGATGATGAACCCCGTACGGACAGTGCCAAGACCCAGCCACTCAATATCAAGGTACAGAATCTGCGCCTTGGAGGAGTCAAGCGTCAGGCCAGACGGCCCGGTTCCGTCCATCGGGTCTTGGTTCCAGTCCGCTTGAGCAACACGGGTGTTGATTGGAGCACCTGTCACGCTGCTGCGCTCGACCATGTAGTTGATGGAGCCTTCGCGCTCAAAGTAAATGCCGTTGGCTGCACCGTAATAGCCAGCCCGCTGGCGCAGGTTGGCCTTGGCCGTACCAAACACAAACGTGTTCATCACCAACAGGCTCTTACCCGGCTGGTAGGAAAAGACTTTGATGGTCTCGCGGATGATCTCATCCCCACTGGCCGAGCCAACCGTCAGGTCTACCAATCCCTCATTTGCGTTAAAGGTTGCCGCTGCGGTGCCGGTGATGCTGTTGACCCACAGGTTGTTGTCAGCGTAGCGGTGGGATGAGTCAAACAGGGTCAGGGGGTTGCTGACCCGCAGCCGCCCAAAAGCATCCGTGTTAGTGCCGCCAATTGATACCGGGATTGTTTCCATAGAAGCCACCAATTGACCCAGGATGTTGTCGAGTCGGTTGAAGTACAGACGCAGAACGTCAGCAAACTGATCGTGATACCGCTTCTCGTATTCAACAGGCGCGGTCGGCAGACGAGGCGCAACGACTCGGTTGAGTTCAAACTCTGATGTGACGATCAGGGTCATTTAACGCCTTCCGTCAGGACGTACGTCGAGCGACGGGACACCCAACTGCCAGTTGACCCCAAGGCCATCTGAACTGACCTTGAACGCCATCTGCCTGCCACGGATGCGCGTGTAAACAATCTGGGTGAACTGCTGCACCGTGTAGTTCCGCTGGCCCTGATAGTTCTGCGTGCTGGTTACAGTGGGCGTACCTGCGGCGCTGTAGTTGGCACCGGGGTTCTGCCGTGGCCGCAGCGTGAACGTGACCTGCGGGTTGTTGACGTAAGACCCATCGAACGTGATGTCCGGGATCATGCGCCATGCAAAGCCGTAGTTATGCCCGTCACCGAGGTCAAAGTCGGCGGACTGAATGTAAGCCGAGATGGGGCTAGGCGGGTTCGTAGTGCCATCATCCACACCACTCTCGTGATAGACCAGCACCCCGTTGTAGCCAGTAGCCGTCGGGTGATCCCTCAGAGGCGTATCGAGCCATGCCGTGCGCGACAGATTACCATAAGACCAGACCCGCTCAAGGTGGTTGTAGATGACGTACCTGTCGATGACGGTCGAATTTGCCGAGCAGTAGAACCACCAGATTTCGTTGTAGCCCTCGTTGGTGCTGGCGAAGAACTGATACTGCTGCTCAAGGTTGATGTTGCCAAAGATGTACTGACGCAACGGGCAGTACAGGGTCTCAACGCGACCTGAGTACATGTAGAACTTATCCAGCCCCATCCAGTATGTGATGTTGGCTGCGGTGGCTGTAGCGTTGGGACCGGCAATCGAGATGTTGTATCCCAAGACCTGAAAGCCCCAGATGTACGGAGGCCCAAGATACTGCATGGAGTAAATGGCTGCGTCGGTCCAGACCAAAATCTCCTGCCGGGTTTGTTGATGTGCAACAATGCTGGAGCCTGTGGACAGGCGATAACTGCCCGCCTGATTGGTCGCGGCAGGGGTCCAAACCGCGTAGTCTTCCTGATCAGACCAGCGAATCAAAAGGGGGTCTTGGGTAGCCGAGCCGTAGTCGTTGCAACCAAACGAAATAACAAAACGCGAAGCGTCCGATACCGCCACCATATTGGAGACAGAGGGGCAATCGGCGTCTGTGGTGTAAGGAGAAGGGCTGGCTGAAGACAGAAGAACGGCACGGTCATACACCATCGGGCTGGCGTTTACCTTCCACAAATACAGCGCCCCGCCACGCGGGTTGATGATCAGGTCTTGGCCGTAGTTAGACTGGCTCCACAGCCGTAATTGAGTCAACGCCGCAGACAAGCCCCAGCCTGTTGAGGGGAAACCGGGCGTCACGCCGCCCCAACCCCCTGCACCCCAACCGGCTACTGCCGTATCAACCTCTTCGCCGGGTGTGATTTGATACGCAAAAGTTGCCGCCCCCGTGGTGCCTGAAGAAGTGGCGGGAGTGGCCACGGTAATGCTGTATGTGTTAGCGTCTATAGCGGTGATGCGGAACTCTTGATTCAGGTCCGCTGCCGGGATGCCGTTTACTGGGCCCGACACCCCAGAAATGGTCACAAAGTCGCCCGTGATTGCGCCGTGACTCGTGTCATTGATGACAACGGTGGTCAGTCCGTTGGTGGTTGTGAAGGCGTTGGATGCAACCGTGGCGGTGTCACGCAAAGGGGTGATGTCGTGGAACGTGCCGTCAGTGCCGTTCTGAATGTAGTATTTGAGGTTGGTGCCAAGCCCAAGCAGGTTGTAGCCCGACAGCGTAATCCAGTTCCACAGCGAACGGCAGACGCCCCAGAAAGACCCGGTCGGCGGGGGTAACCCACTTTCTTGCGTGCCGGTGTCTCGCTCCCAACCGCCCAGCTTCTCAGGATAGCCCGAGCGAAACCGCACCTTGTCCATCTCAAACCAAGTGCCCTCATTGGCAAGGGTGGTTGATTCTCGATTGACTCCGGGTCTCAGTTGCAGTTTCTGAAGCGGCATACAGCCCTCACGCCATTTGTTTGCACTCAACCTCGATGCCGTCCAAGCGCCGCATCCAGCCCTTACCAAATGTGGCAAAGGTGTTCAAGCTCTTGTAGTGCGCCTCGCGTAGATCGCAGAACTTCTCGATGATCTCATCGGCTGACATCTTTGTCACGGCTTCCAGCGTCTTGGGACCAATTGCACCGTCCGCCACCACTCCCACAGTCTGCTGCAAGAATCGAGCAGCCCGCCCAGTACCAGCATTAACGGCACAATCAAAAACGCACAAATCCACACCAGAAGGAAGATCATCCCCACGAATAGCGTCCCAAAAACGCTTCTTGTACAGAGGAGTAACCATTTCAATGGTAAGTCCACGCATATCTGCTTCAGTCGCAGGCTTGCCAGTCCACTCTTCCCAGACACGTTGCGTTACTCCAAGGTTGGTTCTGCCACCCGGATCATCTTTGTGGTTAACGTAGCCGCCTTCCCACTTAAGAATGTGTTTAAGTGCTGTTTCCCAATTCTGTTTCATGTTCAATCCTATGGCAATTGGCGCAAAGCAAAATACATTTTTCAATCTCAGCGGCAATTTTTTCTATGCTAGAGTTTGCGATTAAGCGAGACGGATTTTCGTCTTTGTCACCAACATGGTGAAAATCATACACAGAAAGGCTAAAAACTCTTCCGCACTTTTGGCAGCAGCCCCCCATTGCGTCAACAAGCGCCTCTTTTATGGTTCGTTGCCGTGCAAGTTTGAAGTGTTTTGCACAACGCATCCAACCGCCTTTACTGTTTAACGGTTGACCACAATCAACACATCCTTCAGCAAAAGACTGCACGGGTACAGCCATGTTTTTGTTTTTTCTTGCACGAATGTAATGTGCGTTACACAACCCTTTAGCCAGAGCATTGTGCGGGCACCCGTCAACCGAACAAGTACCTCGCTTCCCTTGATACAATTTTTTCACGGCACTATCCATGCCGTTATTAATTGCTTCAAGCAACACCTGTTTCATTTTGCTTTACTCAGTAAATCGGTTTTTGCCTGTGAGCCAGCGGACGAACCAAAGTAATAGGCGATGATCCCGGTCCATGCGGTGCCGAGCGAACCCAACATCATGGTGAGCGCCGTGTTATCTGCCACCGACATCTTCCCAAACATCATCCCACCGAGGATTGCAAAGAATCCAATCGTCACTGCGGCAGCTAAAAGAGGCGGTACCCAAGAGCGGGTAGTAGCCTGCATCTCGCGGGCGCTCTTGCGGTCGTCCACGGCAAGCTTCTCAAAGTTCAGCCCAAGCTCCTGCGCCTGTTTCTGAAGCTCGATCTCGGCAATCTTGATCTGGGCTACCTGCTCGGCAGTCAATTTGTTGTCGGAGATGAGGTCATTCACCTTCTCAGGATCGACGCCAATAGCTTTGGAAATAGCAGACACAGCCATGCCTGCTAGAGGACCGCCCAAAGCGGTGGCGATTGTCGGTGCAACTTGTTTGAGCCAGTCCATATCAGCTTCCTCTCTTGGTTAACATCGCACTGGCAATCTCCAGCATAAATTTGGTCTGCTCGATATTTGCAGGCTGCGTTGCCCAGCCAACCGTAACCTGCCCCACAAAACGGTGCGAATCCGGTGGTACGCTGACGCGGCAAGTGTACGTCACACCCTTCTCAAGATACCACAGTCCGATCTCTGATTGAGCGTAACGGTATTCGCTACATGGGACTTCATTGGTCATCAGTTTGACCACATCTGAATTATTTGCTGAGTTGTGGGTAAACAAGCCAACGTCGATGTTCTCAATCGTCTTATCACGCCCATCCTTGGTGTAGGCTCTGTAGAGTGTCCTAGAGTTGAACAATGGATTGACTTTAAACACTGCCACCACTGTTGCACCCGTCTGTTTGAACAGCATCGTCGCCACATCATCTGCACGGTCTGTCCGTATCTCTGGCAGCTTCTGAGACTCTTTGTAGGCTTCCCGAATAAACTCCTGACTCTCGTACAGGGCAAACCCAGCGAATGCAAACACCGCCATCAGGATCACCGCAAACAGTTTGAACGGTGAGTCCACATACCCCAAAATCTTATCGAGGGTTGTGTTGGCGTTGAGCTTCTCGGGCATCTCAATACTGCCTTTGTAGTGCTTCGAACACAAAATAGCTCGTCAGGCCCAGAACCAAGATGGTGAAGAAAACAGCCGCACAGATCAAGCCCAACTCTTCCATCTCAGCCTGTTTGCGCTTTGCTTCTGCCTTGCGCCGACCTTCTGCACGGGCTGCATCTGCCTCCATCTGTTTGGCTCGGGCGGTGATCCGCATCCAAACGTCCATCTTGTTCGCCTGAAAGAACAGCATCTTTACCTGCTCTTCAAACTCCCTAGCCTGCTCCAACGCAAGCTCCAACTCCAGCGCCTTGCCCAGTGACGAACCCTTGAACGTCCCGGTCTTGGCCTTCTCAACAACCTCTATCGCCTGCGCCTTGGCGTCAAAATACTGCCCCAGTACCGGCCCGAGAGACTGCACATCCTGTACCGTCTTGACGGCCTTTTTTACAAGGTTGACCGCCGAGGAGACAGCGGCAAGTGCGGTTATCGGGTCGATCATGATTCATTTTTACGGTGGCTGCTCACTGTTGATATTTTGCCAGTTAGGGTTCTGGCTGTCATCTATTCCAGCCCAGCCGGGGTTCTGGCTGCTGGTGATGTTTACCCAATCTGGGTTCTGCCCAGTAACAATCGTGATCCAGCCGCCCACCCTAAAGCTCTCAGCCAGCACCACATTTTCTGAAACGGCCACATTGAACCCGGCCTGCACGGTGCGGATGTCGTCGGCGTTCAGGTTCTCAATGACGCTGCCAAGGAAGCTGGCGGTAATGGCCTCGACAGACTCAACCCCAAAGTTCTCCGTGATGGAGTCCACAAACACACTGATGATTGTGGCGGCGTCCTCAATCGTTGCACCCTCAGAAATGGCTACGGCAAACTGCGCGGCTATGGCCCGGATGTCATTTACGGTTGTGGCCTCTGTAATGGATTGAGCAAACTGGGCCGTGATTACAGGGGTATCGTTGAGGGTGCTTGGCTCTGTGATGGATTGCAAGAAGCTGGACTGCTGCGTGCTGGCATCGGCCACCTCAAGGATATCCTCGGTCCGGGTCTGGCCAAAGGCAAAGAAGACGGTGTTGGCGTCGGCAAGATTTGCATCCTCCGTGACCGATTGGGCAAACTGGGCGGCTATGGCTTCTGCGGACTCTAGGTTTGAGTTTTCCGTGATGGACTGGAGGAACGCGGACTGGTCTGCGGGGGTGTCGGCCAGAGTTATGGGTTCGTTG